TTTATCATTCAACACTTAACATTCAACAATTCAAAAATGAATTTAGTTTGGAAATAAAAGGGTTCGTTTTTGTAATTTGTTGATATTAAATAAGTTGACGTAAGTTCCTGGTTTCTAGATAGTCAGAGGTGTAGTGTTTTGAAAACGTTTGGCACGATAAACGTGACAAAATAGGGCGTTTGTTTCGAAATTGCTTTGAAAAGAAAATTATGGCTACATTTAAAATTGTTGTTCAACATCAGAGATCGGATGGCTTTTACCAAGTTTATATCCGAATGACTCATAATCGTAGATCGCTTTATATCAAGACGAGCAAGATGGTGGGGCAGAAAGGCATCGTGAAGGGTTCTCATGATGTGAAGGATTCTTTTGTGCTTAATTCTCTGAACCAAATTATTGAAGAATGGATGTTCAAGCTAAATAAGCTAGACATCCGTTCCTGGAGTGCTGAACAGGTTAGGGACTATCTGGAGCAGAATGATGAAGATGTGTGTTTCTCAGACTTCGCTAGAGAATATATTGGTGAATTGTCTGAAACATTGAAACCTCAGTCTCTTGTCAATTATCACAATACATTGCATAGTATAGAGAGATATTGTGGTTCTGAGAAAGTTATGTTTAGCGAATTGAATACCAAACTTGTGCAAGGATGGATAGATAGTATGAAGGATTCTAAATCTAAGAAGTCGTTCTATCCACAATTCTTGAAGAAAATGTTCAAGGCAGGTGTGGCTAAATATAATGATTATGACAACGACATCGTAAGGATTAAGGTGAATCCTTGGACTAAGGTGGAGTTTTCTAGGCATATAGTGCCCAAAAAGCGTGCTATCCTGATGGAGGATTGCAGAAGGATATTTTCTGTGATTCCTTCTTCTAAGACAGAATGCCTGGCAGTGGATGTTTGCAAGATGGTATTGTGTCTTGCCGGGATCAATGTGGCTGACCTTTATGTAATGAAGAAGGTTGATTATTATGATGGTATCTTGCATTACAAGCGCCAGAAGACGAAATCGGCTAGAGCTGATGAAGCATATATAGAAATGAGAGTTCCTGATATGCTCCTACCTACAATGACGAAGTATTTCGCAGATAAAGATGACCCATATCTGTTTAATTTTCATCAAAGCTATGGGTGTAGCAGGTCGATGGATGGTAATTTGTGCCTCTTTCTAAAGAAATTCTGTGTCAATACATTGAAGGATAGTGAATTGAAGATAACTCCTTACACTTTTCGCCACACCTGGGCAACTATAGCGCAAAATGATATTGGTGCCAACTATGAAGAGATAGGCTTTGCAATGAATCACGTCAGTACTCACAAGATTACCATGGGATATGTGAAGCCTGACTTCTCCAGAGCCTGGGAACTTAATGAGAAGGTGGTGGAGAAAATCTTCTTTACCAATGATCCGAGCAGGCGAACGCAGGAGTATCATGCTCCTGTATTTGAAAATGTGGAGGAAACGTCTGATCTCAGTGCTGATGCCTACTTCATGGGCGAGGTGGTTGGTCATGTGGAAGGTAAGGGCTACCGGAACACGGATGACATTATCCGGCAACTGATGGATAATATCAATGATACAGTGCCTAAGAACTGTACTATACAGATTAAGGTGAAGAATATCACCAAAGACCAGACGAAGTATTTTGAGCGCATGAGGGATAAAAAGTAGCTAATATATCTTAAAATTGTGCCAATAAAACTTAATATTTGACAGATTCAGTCAATTTCATACCATAGGGTAGTCTTCTCTAAAGTAGTGAAAATTTTAGAGAAGGCTACCTTTTTTTTATATTTAGCCATTATTAACAATTTTGAGATTCTTGATGTTGATGGTGGTCTCCTGTTTCTCAAATTTCTCCTCCAGCTCCATGAAGGACTCTTCCACTGACAGGCTTCGATGCTCATCATTGTTGAATGATATGGATTGAAGCTTTGGAGCAACGTATGGGAGAAATTTGGCTACCATTGCCAAGCGTCCGGCAGGTTCTTCTATCTGCATGAGGTCACTGGCTAGAGAGTAGCCTTTTTCATTGATTCCGTTGAAATAGCCAGTGATGGCATCGCTAAGGCTTTCACGTACTGTTTTCGTTATCTTGTTTGCCGTGCCAGCCTTGCGTCCACCAGTCTTCTTTCGCTTTGGTTTCGGCTCATTGCTATTATCTTTTTTTGTTGCCATATTTAAGAATTTAATTGATTACTGATAGTTTTCGAGTGCAAATATAGTGAAAAATACCGAAAGTTGGTGATTAAGTTGCGGAACTTATCACCGATAAGCAAGAAAAACGCATTACTTTAGCACAGTTTAAACATTAAATTCGAATTTTATGGGACTTATAGGAAGTATTGCTGGTGGCGTTACCTCGGCTGTAGGTGGTGCTCTAGCAGCCAAAAAGCAAAATGCTGCTTACAACGAATACATCAAGACCTTTGAGAATCGTATGCAGCAGGTGAAAGATCACCGTGATAATCTTTATTATCAGGACCCGACACAGACAGCCGAGAACCAGGTGGCAGTGACTAACGCCCAGAAGGTGCTGGATGATGCCACGCAGAAAGCCAAGAATACCAGCATCGTGAGTGGTGGTAGTGATGAGTCAGTGGCATTGAGTAAGCAAGCTGCAAATGAGCAAGTAGGCAACATCATGCAACAAGCTGCTGTGCAAGGTGCCCAACAGAAAGAAAACGTTTGGAACACTGCAGATTCTCAGATAGACCAGATGACCAACTACATTGCTACTGCCAAAAAGGAAAAGGGTTTGGCTCAGGCACAAGCCATTCAAGGCGCAGCTAGTGGTTTGGCTAGTGCTGCAAGTAATTTATCATGGTAAGGAAAGGAGGTAGATATGGGATTTATGAGTGACGATTTAACTCCGAAGCGTCCAGCTACGGCTGTGACACCTATAACTGATTTTCCATCCAATAATGAAGGGGTTTCAGCACCATCAGAGCCAGTTACTTCTCCACAGCAGACACAGACACCACCAAATGGGGATAGTTCTGCAGCACAAGCTACATCTACAACAGCAACAGCTCCAATAGATACAAATGGTTTGGTGGCAGGTAATCAGCCATCCTTCACTCAGCAGCCAACAGAGGATGTAACAAAGGTAACTCCTAATCAAGGGATTTCCATCGATTGGAGCAGACCTTATAGCGAGATAGAGCAGAATCCTCTTTTGCAGCAGATGAAGCCTTATGACATCATGAGGGACTTCGAGAAGAATGGCAATGGCGATTGGTCAACATTCATGCCTTGGCTCAGTAATCTGGGTGATGCAGACAAGACGGTGGCAGCTAATGCTGCTTTGCAGAAGAAAGCCGAGAGACAAGCAAAGTGGGAACAGTTGGGCAATCTCTTCCAGCATGTAGGCAACTTCTTCGGCACAGCCATCGGTGCACCTGAGCAGAAGGTGGAATCTGCCCAAGCATTGACCGAACGCCAACGCAAGCTAAGGGAAGGCACTGATGCCCTTCGTCAGAAAGGCTATGACCAGATGATGGTGAATATCTGGAAGGACAGACAGAACAAGCAAGCACAGATGCAAGCAGAGGCTGCAGCCAAGGCTAACGAGGCGCTGGCTGCATATCGCGCATCACAGAAGAATCAGCAGGATGCTTTGACACCCGAAAAGGTGAAGACCGAACAGGCAAGACAGGAAGCATCCAAGGCAGCTGCAGGTCTTTCTACTGCCAAGACCAAGACAGAAGATGAACTGAGAGGCAAGAAGGGTCATTTGCTTGATGCCCAAACCAACAATGCCAATGCCGGAGCTGCTGATCATAAAGCCAGTGTAGTGGTGAAGGGAGCGCAAGTTAGGCATATCAATTCGCAGACAGAGGGACAGAATCAGAGAAATGCCAACCAGAAGGAGGCTGATGATTTCAACACCCGGTATGTGAACGAACCTAAGTTTAAGAAACTTGTAAACAAGTGGGCAGAGAATAACGGTATGTCTATCGGTGGAAATGATGGCAGGGGTGGAACCTGGGCTAACGAGAAGAACAGACAGCAGGCTTCAAGATGGGCAAAGGCTCAGATGAAGTTTGACCGGACACCTCCTTCAAGAAGAGGAGGTGGTGGCAGTAAGGTTCCACCTTCACGTAGGGGCGGTGGCAGTAAAGTTCCACCATCAAGAAGATAGTAATAGAATATTAATCAAAATCAGATAAAGTATGTTTGACGAGCAAGACAGACAATATTTTTATAATGAGTTCAAGAGCAACGGCTATGAGGTAGGTAGCTATGATGACTTTAAAAAGGACTTGAACAACAAGGAAGATCGTGACTGGTATTATAATGAAGCCAAGAACATGGGGTATGATGTGGGAACACAGGCAGACTTTGACAAGATGGTGCTGGAGCCAGCTGCATCTGCTTCTCCTTCTACTGGTGGTAAGCAAGTTGTTGCTTCTGCTCATGCTTCTAAACCGCAGGTGGCGCAACCTGTAGCGAAGCCGAAGACAGAATATCCTCAGGAGGTACTTGATGCTTATAATTCACCAGACAATAAGCCTGGCAACTTCAAGGACTTGGCTCAGCTGAATGATGAGTATCAGCGAGGCGAGTTAAAGAAGCCTGGTATCATTTCCCAAGCACTCGGTATGTTTTCTAATGTTGATGCCGGAAATGTCGGTAAAGAGCAGAAAGTGGGTGGCATGATTGCCAATATGCTTCTTGGTGATAATATGCAGCAGCCACAACAAGCACAGCAGCCACAAGACAATAATCAGCAGGTACAGCAGACAGCACAGCAGGAGGCTTCTCCTGAATCTAAAGAGAAAGTTCCTGTTACAGCATCTGCAGCTGTGGTGAATAATGAAGGCTTGATGGACGCCAAACTTGCCAACTATCTAGAGAACTGGAAGCAGAGACCGGATAAGCAGGGTACTTACTTTGAAAACATGGTTGCCGACTTGTTAGCTGATGGTACTGCCAATAGCAATGAGGAGGCTGTGCAGATGGTGCAGTCTGCTTTGGGCAGATATGCCAACCGTTCGGCTATGGACGTTACCAACCAGGTAGTGGCTTCTTTGCCTGATGATACGGTGCAGGATGCTGAGCAGAGTATCGAGGCGCAATGGTATAGCCATGGTGTGCAGGATAAGTTGAAGCAGGAGGCTGACAGCATGGGTATCAGCTATGATGACTATGTGGGACAGTTCCTGAAACCAGCTATGGTACAGAGTTTGGTTAACAAGTATGGTCCGAACTATCGTGACATCGCTGAAGGCATCGCTACTCGTCTCTATGCTCACGATGAGCATGTGCAGGACAGACTGATGAACCAGGACATCAATGAGGCGCTTTCTGACGTTATCAGCAAATATGTGAGTCCATCTGTAGTGGATGAGTACAACAAAGCTCAGGAGGCAGGCAGTAAGGCATTTACGGAGGGAATGGAAGGAAGCCAGTTTATTCCGGCTAATCTTCGACTGGGTACAGCACTTGGTGCTCAGTATGAGGCAAACGAGGCCAAGGATCCTGCAAAGGTACTTTCTGGTTTGCAGAAGAAGTTCGGTAAGCTCTACCGGAATCCGGAGTTCCTGAATGATATGAGCAATGCAGCATTCAAGGTGATGCAGCGATATGGCTTGAATGGCACTCAGAGTAGTGATCCTAAGCAGTTCAAGCCGATGATCAATTCTGTTCTTAAGAATGAACTCGACCAGCTAGAGATTAAGGGTATGATGCCTAAGGGTAGTGCTGAGTACATCATGAAGACTGGTTTGGGTAACACTATTGTAGGCAAGATTACTCGCAAGGCTATTCAGACGGACTATCAGAACTGGCTGGAGGATATGGCTAATCAGCAGTATCAGCCGGGCTTCTGGGAGAACGTGGCTAGTGGTGCTCTGACCTTTGCAGGTGATGCCTGGAGTTATTGGTTGCCGGGAGCAGCAGGTGGCAAATTGACCAAGAGCATGATTGCCAAGGCAGAGGGCAAACTGGCTGGTGACCTGATGGCTAAGGGTATGGAGCGCAAGGTGGCTGAGCGAGCTGCCAAGGTACTTATCGGAAAGAGTAAGGACGTGGCTTTGAAGAACGGTGCTGTGCATGGTGCTGTTACCTTTGGTGGTCAGTCGGCTATCTCGAAGCCTATTGATGAGGTTTATCGTACTGGTCAGTTTGACGAGAATGGCAAGATTTACAATCCTTCTGTGGGTAAGATTATCGCTAATACTCTGGGCGAGGTGACTAAACAGACAGCCGTAGGTGCTATCATGCAGGGTGGAACCATCGCTAACATGATAGGCAAGGGCAGAGGCTTGGCTACCAATATTCTGGCTGATGTTGGTGGAAAGGTAGTGGATTCCGGTATCATGACCGGGCAGCAGTTGTTGGAGCGTATGGCGCAGGATCCAAACTTCAAGCCTACTGGCAAGGATGCAGCCGAGAGCTTCCTGGAGAGCATGGCGAACCTTACAGCTATCGGCTTGCCGGGCATGATGGGCAAGTATGCCAGATTTAAGGATGCGAGGGAGTTTAACAAGAAGTTTGACTTCACAGATCAGGATATTGCCGAGTTGAAGAGATTCGGCTATGATGGTCTTCGTGATGCCTTTGAGAAGGTGGGCATTGGGGAGTATGCTGTGGAGGGTGAGAATGCCCAGCGACTTGATGGACAGTTAACCCAGAAGTATATGGACCTGATGAACGACAAGAGTGTTCCGGAGGTGTTAAAGGCTAAGATGATGGCTGTGGTGGAAGGCAAACGCCCTTCTTCTTTCTCGCCTGTTATTGATAGCGAGGTATATAGAGGTGACGATGGTAAGTACTATTTGGAAACCTATAATAAGGATGGAGGCGTAATTGACCGCAAGGAGTATTCTTCTCATGATGCTGCACGTAATGATGAGAAGAAGATGGAGTATGAGAAGACTCTTGGTTTGGCTTCTGTGCTGGAAGGTGAGTTCCACAACGAGTTTACTCAGGAGCATCTTGATGGCTTGTACAACAAGGCAGCACAGAAATATAATATGGGTGAGAAATTGACGGATGAGGATAAGGCTGCAGTCTATCTACATCAGAATGCTGGTGCCATCAAGGACATCATGGATAAGCAGCAGAAGGGCATTATCCTTACTGAGGAGGAGCAGAAGCAGGTTGATGCTTATCGCCATTATTATGACAGCGCCCTTGAGAACAGTTCTGTGATGAGGGAGTTTGTCAACACGTTTGAGGATTCCCATGGTGTGGCGCGCGGTACACTGCGAAAGGCTTTGGAGTCGAAAGATAAGAAGTATGCGCCACTGGTGGAGTCTTATCTTAAGGAGCTTTACAACTCTATCGAACTGAAACGTGAAATGAAGCAGACGGTGGATGATCTCTATAATACAGCCCATGGCAATGAGCAGAAGCGCATAGAACAGAGCGGTGTTGAGGGAGAGAAGCCAGCTGCACCTGTTGAGGTTGCAGCTCCGGTAGATGGTTCTGCTGGTGGTGAGGAGTCTGCTGCTGAGGTTCCACCTACAGAGCCACCAACGCCACCTGTTGAGGGTGAAACAGCTTCCAATGAAAGCAAGCCTGATGCCTATGTGATGGGACAGAATGCCTATCAGAATGGGGATGCTGAGGTCTTGAAGGCAATCGACCATAATGATGATGTTTCGAAGGCTCGATTGAAGCGTGCCTTTGCTGATGATGAGGCACAGATGAATGTTGTGGTGAAGGCGTATGAGGATGGCAAGGATATGGAGCAGTTTGTGGCTCAGCGTGCCAATTCTTTGACTCCAGCGCAGCAGGATGCTGTTCGTAAGTATGTGGAGGCTCAGGATGCCAAGAATGGTGTTTATGATGCTCTGCAGCATGCTGATGATGGCTATGGCGAGGCGTTGAAGGAACAGCTTTGGCCATATCAGACGGAAGACGGTAACATCGTGCCAGCTACCCTTACTACTGGTCAGCAGGTATTCTTGAAGAAAGCCAATGAATATGGTGGAGGCTTTGTTGTTGTGCCTGATGAGCAGGGACAGCCTACCATCAAGCAGGTTTCTAGTGCCGACATCAAGGAAGTGGGTACGCCAGTTCCTATGGATGATTACATCAATCAGCAGTTTGCTGAGCAGGTGGATGCTCGATATAAGCAGTTCCGATCTCAGTTTGATGGCAGTGGATTGAAGCCTAGCGACACCGTGGAGGTTGCCATGGAATCAGGTGACGAACCAATGCAAATGACCTTTGCCGGATATAGCGAGGATGGCAAGATTGTGCTTTCTGATGGCAAGGACAATATCGCCCTGACCAAGGACGAGTTTAATGCCTGGCGACAGAATGCGCTCGATGCCTCTATTGGTGCCGAGTTGGATGCCGAGGACGCACAGCGTGCCAATGATGATGCAGCCAAGGCTGAGGCTGAGAAGAAGCAACGTTATAATGATGGTATCGTAGGTTTGGGCATGGGACAGCCTGACTATTCTTCTAAGGATACAGAGCCAAATGTGGCTGCTGAGTATCTGCAGGAGCAGTTTGGTGAAGACCATGGCAAACTCCTGAATTTGGTTAATGGTAGCCGTGACGACATCAAGACGCAACTTGCCAACAAGAAGAAGGCTGCTGCTGAATATCAGAACTGGCTTGATACCAATGCAGACCTGGACCAAGAGAAGGCTCAGAAGGTGGAGAACGACCTGGCTCTGGTTAATGAGCAGATTGCTGATCTTGATGCTCGTTTCAAAAACTGGAATGCTATCCGCAACAGCGTGATGACTCCTGATGAGGTGAAGGCTATGAAGGAGGAGCGCAAGGCTGAGGTGGAGAAGGCTGGTGTTGATGAAACTGCCATCGTGCCATCTGATGATTTCCATTTGCTCGTACTTGACGATAAGGAATTGAAGAAGCAATATCCAACTATGGATGAGGCTAACGACTATATTACCTCTCAGCGCAAGGACATCTATCATACCCAGGAGGGTGTGGAGCACAAGATGAATGACGTTAATGACATGCTGGAGCAGTATATCAATGGCGAAACAGAGCTGGACCCTACCCAACTTATGGAATTGAATACTACAAAGGCTCAACTGGAGGCTCTGCAGACTAATTTGTCGGTTGCTGCAAAGGGATTGAAGGATCAGGCTAATAAACTCAGCAAACTCTATAAAACAGAAGTTAGCCAGCAGGAAATGGAGGAACTGGGCATGACTCCTTCTGAGCAGCGCAAGGTATTGGTGGCTGATGCGTTGAAGAAGAATGACCTTGGAGCAATAAAAGAGATATACAAGGATGCCTCTGTTGACATCACGGACTTGACTCCTCAGACTCTTGAAGAGGCTGTATCAGAATCTTTGAGACCACATAGCTTGAATCCGGAATCTCTTCAATATGAGTTGGGCAAGAGCAATTTCAAGTTTGGTATTGGCAAGGGATATGATTCTAACAAGTTCAATTATCTTATTGCCAAGAAAGGAACAGGTATGTCGGTTAACGATTTTGCAGTGAAAGTATATAATGACCTTCCTGTAAACTTGCAGGATATGGGATATACCGACCAGGATGTTCGTAATGCCCTTCTTGATATGTTCAAGTCTTATGACAGCGTGAAGGAAATGAAAAATGTGGCTCTGATGAACCGCATAGCAGCTGCAGAAGATGAACTTTCAAGCGAGGAAGAGTATTATGAGGCACAGAAAGAGCGTGAAATTATCGAAAGACAGGCAGAAATTGAGAATTATAAATCGTATATTAACGAAAAAGAGTTATCTTTGCCGTCTGAAAGCGAACTTGATCACATCAATGGGCTTGAATTTGACCGCATGATGGAGATTGAGGATCGTGACCGGGAGTACAAACAATTTGTTAAATCAATTTTACCAGAATTAGCTGATTATGATGACAGAAGCAATGAAGAAGGATATGGAGGAGGCAGTAGCCTGGGTAGCGACTCTTCACGGAGAGGAGTTGATGAAGGAAATAGCCAAGGCGAAGAAGTTGGTAACGGAGAAGCATCTTCTGAGTCCGAGATTGGAGAGGGCTCTGATAGCGGACGCAAAGGGCGACAAGAGACTGGCAGCTTGGAACCTGGCGAAGGCTCAGCTGTTCGAGGCTCACATCTACCGCAAGAAGCATCCTTCGGAGAACGTTTAAAGAGTGCCATTGCCGAAACTGAGACCGAACCAACAGAGGCTCAGAAGAAGGCAGGAAACTACAAAAAGGGTCATTTGTCCTTTGGTGGCTACGATTATACCGTAGAAACACCAAAGGGCGTGACTCGAAGCGGTAAGGACGAGCAGGGCAAGCCTTGGAGCGTGACCATGCACGATACTTACGGCTATATTCTTGGTAAAATTGGCGTTGATGGTGACCATATTGATATGTTCATCAATGACGCTGCAGACCTTGATACTTTTGATGGTAACGTTTATGTTGTTGACCAGGTGAACCCAGAGACTGGTGAGTTTGACGAGCATAAGGTGATGTATGGCTATCCTTCTGAGGAGGCTGCTACAGAGTCTTATCTTGCCAACTACTCCAAGGGCTGGAAGGGACTTGGTAAGGTTACTTCTGTGCCTAAGGCTACCTTTGATAAGTGGCTGGAGTCTTCTGACCGCAAGACTAAGCCTTTTGCGGAGTATGCTATGGTGCAGAAGGAACAGGCGAAATTTGATCGCGATGTGAAGGAGGTGAAGCCTTCGGAAATGACGGAGGCGCAGAAGGTGGCTTACGATGCCGTTTCTACCATGCTTAAGAAGGCTGGCATCCCGGTGAAGGTTGTTAGCAATGAGGATATGGAGAAGGTGGCCGAGGCGCAGGATAATCTGAATCTTGCCATGTTGCTGAATCAGCCTGAAATGAGATTTAAGATCAAGACACCAGAGGAGAAGCAGGCTGCTGAGAATGCTTATAACTTTGCCAAGGAGTTGCGCCCGGATAAGTGGAAGCAGTATGCCGTGGTGGATATGAGCAATCCTAACAAGATGCCGGAGTACTTTGAGAAGCAGGAGCTGGCTAGAAAGGAACGTTCTTACTATAATAAGCTGATGTGGGGTAACTACAAGGTCTTCAATCTTGATAAGAGTTTTGAGGACAATGTGGCTGGGCTTACTGGCTCTTTCCCTTCGGAGTTTGACCCATATAAGATTGATGCTCAGACTAGTAAGAAGGATGAGTTGAAGAAGCAGATTAAAGAGACTGAGGAGGCTTATAAATTAACCGGGCAGGAACGTAAGGAGTATCAAAATCAGTTGATGAAGGAGTACATGGATGAGCATGGACTGGCTTCTGAAAACGATATTCCTGATGATGTTTGGAGGGAGTTTGATTATAAAGCTGTTGAGAAATATCAAGATAAGCTTGATTCCTTGTTTGCGAAATATAAGGATTTGGATAGACAGTTGAAGGCTGTTGCTGAGCCGGGAGTGAGATTTTTGCGTACTTATCACGGCTCCCAAGCATCATTTGACAACTTCGACCACTCCTTCATGGGAAGTGGTGAGGGTGCTCAGGCTTATGGCTGGGGAACCTATGTGAGCGAGGTGGAAGGTATTGCAAAGGCTTACGCCAAGGCGAATGCAAAAAAGAATGCGCCTTCAAGACTGATGTATCAAGGTAAGCCTATGACGTATAAAACTCCATCAATTATCTATCAAGTTGCCCTTGATATGGATAAGTTTAATATTTCCGCAAAAGAGGCTATATCAAAGATGATAGATGCTGATGAGAAGAAACTTGCATCCGTTGGCGACACCCCATTTGCGAAGATGAAAGCCAAACAAGTTCAAGATGAGTTGAAAGTTTTGAAAGATTTGAATCCTTCTGACTTCAAGATTAATGAGGACTATGATACTGTCGCACAGGATTTGATAGATACCAAGTCTGGTCTTGATTTATTGGAGGATGAGTTGAAAGATGCAAAATCCTATGTAGATTTGTACCAATCAAGACTTGATGAGGCTAAGGAAGAACTTTCAAAGGCAAAGGAAAGTGGCACTGGTTTAGGTGTTGATATGTATGAATCTGATATTGAGTATTATAGCGAACAGGTTAAAAGATATAAGCAGAGTATAAAAACTAAGGAAAGTGACATCAAAGATGTAAAAACTAAGGTTGACGCTTTGCAGAAGAAGTTGGATTCCATGGAGAAACCACGTAACCTCTACTCTGTTGATATTCCTGATGATACTGGTCGCAACTACATCGGATGGGATGAGCCTTTAGGCGCTGCCAAGATTATGCGTCTGCCAAAGGTGTTCAAGGCTGATGGCTGGGAATACAAGAAGGTTGGGCAGTATGATACTTACAAGATTGATGATAACGAACATGAGGTTTGGCTTGAACCATCTTTGACTACTGGCAAGGAACTTTATCGAGATTTGACGAATGCTCTAGGTAGCGACAAGGCTGCAAGCGAATTTCTCACCAAGGCTGGCTTTGTCGGTGTAAAGGTTATCGCTCAGCGCAATGCAGGCGGTAACAAGGATGGCAAGATGAACTATGTTATCTTTGATGAGAACAACGCACAGATTGTTGATCATACCAAGTTTGCGCAGGGTAAGGGTGTGGTTTATGGCTACACTGATGGCAAGGAGATTGTGCTGAACCAGGAGCATCTGAATGCTAATACTCCTATCCATGAGTACCAGCATCTTTGGCGTACTGCTGCCAAGAAGATGAATCCGGAACTTATAGAGCATGGTGATAAACTCATCATGCAGACCCAGTTGTTTGCCGATTTGAAGGAGGACCCTAACTATAAGCATCTGAGTGATGACGAGATTTGCGATGAGGCTTTTGCTCGTCTGACTGGCGAGGACGGTGCTGCCATCCTGGAGCAGATGGCAAATGATGCCATTAAGGAGAATCCGTTAGACACTGCTAAAGAGCTTACTATCATCAACCGATTAAAGAATTGGTTGAAGAAGTTCTGGTATTGGACTCTCGATACATTTACGAAGTGGAAGCCTGAGGATATTAAGAAAATGACCTTGGAAGATATTCGTAATCTTGTGTTGAGAGACTTGGCGAATGGTGTGGACCCACGTACTAAACTTCATGAGGCAGAGAATGCTGATGACATCAAATTTATGGGTTCTACTACCAAGAAACGTATGAAGAATCTCGCTTCACAGTTTGAAGGTCGAAAACTTGATGAGGCTCAGCAGGCTGTTGCTGATGTTTATTCAGGTAAAGATAATAATAGAGATTTTTCATTTACTAGTGGTGGATCTGAGAGAACTATGGTAATGCGACAGGGAAATGATGATCATGCTGGAACTAAACATAGTGTATATAGACATTTTGGAGTAAGCAAGAATTATATCACTATTGATGATATTCTTTCACTTCCAAAAATGTTGAACGATTCGACTCGCAAACCTAGTAAAAAAGGAACGATAGAATATTCTTATACAGATAAAGATAGTGGTGTTACTTATACTGTGGTAACAAAACCTGTTGGAAATAAAGAACATTTTCAGAATTTCTATTCAGATAGAAAAGTAAATCCATCAGATGCGTCCCATGTTGCAGAAGGCAACACTTACACTCCAGAAGGAGCACGCAAAACTGATGGAAATGCTTTTACGGCTGCAAAGGTAGATAATAATTCTGAAACCGCCAAGGGAAATGATGAAAATTTATCTGTGGAGGATAAAATAAAGGCTGTTTCTCAGCAGTTTGGGGTTGATGAGGCTGATGTGGCAATGTATGCCAATGCAGTTAAGAAGGGTTCTACTGCTGAGGCTGCACGTGCCAGAGCCAATATAAAGCGTCACTTGATGCAGGTAAATGAAGGTAACATTTTCTCATTTAAGGATGTTGTTAAGTACACCAAACCTATAAATGAAGCCTTGAAGGAGAATTTTGGTGACCTTGATGCAATGATTGAGGAACGAATAAAGCAGGTTGAAGCAGAGCGTAATGCTATGGAAGCTGCAAGAAAGAGAGCAGAGGAAGAGGAAGCCAAGCGACAAAAGCACTTGGAGGAACTTTCTCTGATTCCTGATGATCAACTTGACAAGCAGTATATGGATGCTCTTGCCAAGGGTGATGATGCTACTGCCAGGGAAATGCTTGATGAAGCTGCCAGACGCAAGGGCTATGATGATACAGAAAGCGCATATCAGGGTGTAGGCGCATGGGCTGCACCTGGAAACCCTGGATATGAAAGCGACAAGGCGAGACGTGACGATTGGGAATCCAGTGGCTCGGATGTGAACCTGGAGGATATGGCCTTGGGCTATACTCCTCAGCCTGATGATTACTTCTCTCATCCTGAGCGTTATTCGCAGAACACTCCTCATGGATTGGAATCTGTGAAAGCCATCAATACTGCTATTGATGCCATTAAGAATGGTGAGAAGGATGTTATGGTAAAGGTTTATCGTGCCGTTCCTACTTCGGTGAAGGAAGGCAAGTTGCGTAATGGTGACTGGGTTACTCCTTCAAAGAAGTATGCCGAAATGCACGGAACAAACCGTCTGGAAGGCAAATATCGTATCATCGAGGATGAAGTACCTGCAAATCAACTGTGGTGGGACGGTAATGACGCAAACGAGTTTGGCTTTGATGATGGCAAGGCGTATAAATACAAGAATGCCAAGAACAACAGAAAGTTGAACGACCTTGTTACCTTTGATGATGAGGGTGACGTTATTCCTCCTTCTAAGCGTTTCAATTCTCGTAAGCAAGATGTACGTTTCCATCGGGTGACTGAGCCGGAGGAACTGGAGAGACTTAATAAGGAGAAGACTTTCCGGATGTATAGCGGAATGCAGGAGGTGGATGGTAAACTGTATTCGCCTATGGCTGCTATTATTGACGGAAAGCGTACTGATGCTACAGAGATTGGGGCTTGGATGCGAGCAGACGAAAGACCGGACCTTGTGAAGAATGGAAAATTCCAACTTGTGAAGACCGATAAGAAACCTGGAGCAGGAGAAGGTCCAGTGCCAGCAGCTTACAATCCTTACATGCACACTTCTACTTCGGTGATGAACGACCAATTTTCCGGTGCTTATGCTAGAGGTAACATCAAGGTTGTTGAATGGGAGATTCCGGAGAGCGAGAAGACCAGCGGTTATCATGCCGAGGGTGCAAAGGACTCTGTGGGCTTAGTGCCTTGGACTTCCGGAACAGTGAACAGTCTTCTGCCTAAGGACAGACAGAGAAGCGTGATGCTCTCTAGATGGAGAAAGGCAGTGAGAATCGTGCCTGACGAGGAGGTTGCTGAGAAAATTGCTGAACAACTGAGCGGTACTGGTTTGGCTATTCCATGGAATGTAGTTACCCCTAATCAGTTGAGAGAGCTTGCCAAACTTGGCGTGCCTATCACGACCGTGGAGCAAGGCATACAGAACCCAGAAGTGAAGGAGAAGTTCCTGGATCAGATGGAGGAGTTGAAGAAGGAGTTTCCTCAGGCTCAGTTCGTGGACGTGAAAATGACCAAGGAGGCTTTCAAGGAATGGGGCGGTAAGGGTATCGTGAAATCTCCTATCTTGGAGCAGAAGTTGCAGAAGCATCCTGATTCGCTGATGAAGGCTGGAACCTACTTTAGTGGTGGTGGTCTTGTAGAGGAGGGACTGAAGGGCATTATCGACCCAGTGGTGGCTGTGGAGTATGACCGAAAGATAAGTGGCGTGTATCGCAACAACTTCGGACAGCATATTGTTACGGCTGACGTGAGAGACGTGGACCCTAAGGAACTGGTGAAGCATATTGATGGCGAGGTGGAGTATTTCCATGCTTCGCCTGTATGCAAGAACTACTCTCAGGCTAAGAGCAATGGGGGCGAGGTGGAGCTTGACAAGGAGACTGCCAAGAGTACTGCCGACTTTATCAATGCAGTGAAGCCGCGAGTGGTGACCATCGAGAACGTGAAGGGTTACAAGGACTCTGAGGCGATGAAGATTATCACCCAGGCGCTGGATAAGAACGGCTACAAATGGGATGCAGACGTGTATAATGCCGCAGATTTTGGAGGCTATACCAGCCGGGAGCGACTGATTGTTAGAGCCGTGAAGGAGGGAGAACTGCCGGAGAAGCCAAAGAAGCAACCACGTAAGGGTGGATGGCTAGAGGCTGTGGAGGATATTCTTCCTACCCTGACGGAGAAGATAAACGGTGTGGCACCATGGATGGACACCAGATTGAAGGCTGATGGCATAGACTGGCAGAAGGTAGAGAAGCCTCTTTATGTGATGGGCAGTGCTTATGCTGATGGCAAGATTCCTCATGCCTATGGGGATGAGATTCTGCCTACGCTGAGAACCAAAAGCGGAGACGTTATCATCATGCCGGGTGGAAAGGTTTTGCGTGCTGATGGCAGGGTATTGGCTAGAATTACCGGACTGGGCGATGACTATCTGTTGCCTAAGACGGAATCTTTGGCGCATACCATCATTGGCAATGGTATTCCGGTACAGTTGACCAAGGGCGTGATTGCTCCTCTGCTGAATAAGGATGACTTATCGGGTAGAAATGTATTGGCACGCCTTGGCAGCTCTATCTTCAAGAACAACTGGGATGCAGACAAGCAGAAACAAGTGAGCGACCGGGTAGTGAACACTGCCAACAAACTGGGTGGTGCTGAGGCTACAGTTTACACTTCTGTGGATGAGGTTCCAGATGCTTATCTGAGTGATGTGAAGAATGGGGCTACCGGATGGTATGACCCTACTACACACACGGTTCATGTTTATCTGCCTAACTGTGCTGATGCCAACGAGGCTGAGAGAACGGTGCTTCATGAGAAGATAGGCCATGAGGGTATGGAGGTACTTCTGGGTGGCGAAAATGAGGTGAGAAAATTTGCCAACTTCGTTTACCGTTCTGCAAGTAAGGATGTTCGAGGCAAGATTATTGACTTTGCCAATAAATATGATCCGGACTGGAAGAACAATGATCGTATAAATGTGGGAACGCAGGAGTATATTGCTCATTTGGCTGAGGAGGGTCCTAAGACTGCTGAGGACTTTTCTCTATGGACTAAGATTAAGCATTATCTCATCAAGGTATTGAAGAAACTGGGTGTTCGAGTGCCGGGACTTTTGAATGACAAGGATTTGAGATACTACCTGATGAAGGCTGGCAAGGCTCTTCACGTTTGGGACGAAATGCCAAGGGAGAAGCAGGAAGCCATGATGAAGCAGGCTAGCAATGCTGAAATCAAGGATGCGCTATCTGATGGTGCTGGTAAGGGCAAGCCGAGACAGAAGAAGGGTGAGAGTGCCATCCAATACATGAAGCGAGTGATGGAATGGAAGCGATGGAAGGAAGCCAGAGAGGACGAGAACGACCCAGAGCCACCTATGTTCTACGACTTCGACAAGGATGCCGAGGGCAAGAAGGAATGGGAACGTCTTAACAAGGAATGGCGTGACATCCATCATCTGCAGGGTGACGAAATGCCGATTAAGCCGGAACGCAAGGAAGGCGAGACGGACGAGGCGTTTTTCTCTCGTTACAAGGAATGGGAGAAGTGGAACGATGCCATGGCCGACAAGGAGAACCCAATGCCTGATATGTTCTCGTTTGAAAAAGCAAAGCAGGACGAGGCTAGACAGAAGTACGAGGACTGGTTGACCAGACACGAACTGAACGAACAGAACGATGCCGACCTGGACTTGTATGAAGGTAAAATTTATCCGGCAGAGACCAATCCGGAGGCTGATGCCCTGGAGCAGCGAGTGATGCAGGACTTGGCTGAGGTGACCAGTACGGACGTGAGCAAGGAGGGTGCAGCCAAGACCGTGAAGCATGCCGTTATCCATCGTAGAAAGAACATGGAGGAGGCTAGTGCAGACGATGCCATCTACATCAATGATGTGAAGAACAGAATAGAGAAGATGGCTGATAGCGGTGCTTTTGATAAGTTGCTTTCTGACTACAAGGGCAAGCCAAACAAGGCTGAGAAGCTGGCTGAGGCTATACCTTATATAATAGAGGCTCCTAGACGACTTCGTGACCTGGCGCATGATCTGAATGCTACTGGTGCTTTTGACAAGGGGCATATCCATATCCAGCCGGATGATGTAGAGGCTATCCAGCCTTTCGTGGCAGACCTGATTGCTGAGACTGGCAAGAAGCATACCGTACTGAAAGACGACAAGGAGGTGGAGGTTTATGATGATCCTCAGGCTGTGAGTGATGTGGCTAGCAAGATGGCTCAGGCTATCAATGCCAATCACCAGGGCGAGGAGGGTTTTGTGCCTATTGACGGAACGGACATTCTGAGTGAGCATGTATTGCCACTGGTGAAGCAGCAGATTGTGCCTGAGGGTATCGATTACAAGAATCTCTCTCCTGAAATGAAGGCTGCCATTGATTCTATCAGAGACTGGTATAACTATACCTACGACTGGTTAAAGGATAATCGCACCTTAAGAGAGGACACCGGATATAGTGCGGACTACGTGAACCATATCTGGGATAAGGAGAAGAGTGACAAGCAGGCTTATGCGATGTATGTGGAGAACCGCCAGCGCACGAAAAGCCCTAACGAGAAACCGAGAACTATCAGTACCCTGATGGAGGGTATCAGCGTGGGGCTTGTGCCTAAGACTACCGACATCACGAAGATGATGGCTTACTACAGCAGAAGCAATATCGAGGCTTGGGTTAACAAAACCATGCTGCAGGAGTTGAGCGGATTGAACGTGATAGAGCGCAATGAGGATGGAGAAATCATTTCTTCTGACCCACTGCTTTCTTCTACGCCTCCTTTTAACCTGGAGCAGTATCAGTACTTTGAGATTCCGGGTGTGGGTCCGGTATGGGTATATAATGTATCGCCTAAGCAGGTGAAGGTGAAGAATCCTATCACTGGCAAGGAGAGGGTACTTTATAGCGAGGCTAGTGCCGGAGACCGATTCGGTGTAGTATTCGAGACCTATCAGTCTTCTCCTTTCTGGAAGGCGTTTGATACGCTTGCTTCGAGTGCCAAGAAACTGGAGTTGGGCTTTAGCGGTTTCCATGCCGGAGCATTGACGGAGGTTTATATGGTGCAGAACATGGTGGAGTTTGGACCCAAGAAGGCTATGGCCAACTTTATGAAGTATATCTTTGCAGATACGATGAAGAACCATGAGCTGCCTTGCTTCGCCAATCCTGAGGACTTCCAAGAGGCTGCTACCCACTTGGTGAAGTTTGGAGCAACAAACGACTATGCAGCTGCAGATGTGCAGAACATGTTTGACAATATGCGCGATGCGATGATGAAGGTGCAGGAGAAGTTGAAGGACGGAAATGGAATTTCCGGAACGGTGGCTTTGGCTACTATGCCTTTGAAGGTGGTGACGCAGTTGCTTTCGCTCATCAACAAGGGTATGGATAGAGCCTTGTGGGATTTCCTCCATGACGGACTGAAACTTGCGACCTACCGGATGAGGGCAGACAAGACCAAGGAACGTGCCAAGAAGAAGGGATGGACTGAGGAGGAACTGAGCCGGGCTTTGGATGAGGACGGACAGTTTGTGAACGACATGTTTGGTGGTCAGCACTGGGACGTGTTGGGTGCCAGCCATCGAACCTTGCGCTATGCCGGACGAGTTCTTCTTTCGCCAGACTGGAATGCTTCTACCACACGCCACTTCCTGGCATTAACCGGATATGGATCTATCTGGAATGAGGCAACCTTTGAGAACTTCAAGCATTACTACAAGCGACTTGGCCATGGGATTCTTACACCGGAGGACGAGGGCAGAAGGAGCAGACAGATTTCGGCTCTGCTCTGTTATGGCATCGGATTCATGGTGTTCTATGAGGCAATCGCCAATGGTATCAATGCTGCCTTCCGTGCCATGGACGAGGAGAAGGAGCGCAAAAAAGCTGAGGAAATCAGGAAGACCAACCCTGGTTATCGTAGTCCTTACGAATTGGCTTATCCTGATGGTATGAAATGGTATGACTATCTGATGAGAGGCAACAGCCTTGGTCAGCAGAGCAAGATCTATCTTGGCAGATATGCGGACGGAACGGAAATGTATATCCGACATGGTAAGCAGTTTAGAGAGGTTCCGGAATACCTCTTCAATCATAAGGGAGAACTGGAGTTCCCTGGACCTATGGTACAGCGAATGATAGGTAAGGCTAACCCTATGGTGAGAATGACCTTGGACGATATAAACTATCTGAGCGATTTCCAAGCCAGCCATGCGGATCAGGAGATTCAGCGCAAGTATGGCAAGACCATCGGACTGCTTTACAAGGATGCTTTGTACTGGGCACCTTTCCTGATTCCGAGTCAGGAGAACAAGGAGTTCAAGGCTGTGGATTTCTTCTTCCCATCTAGCAAGGGTTTCTCTCCATGGAAGGCTCAGAGTTACTTCAAGGACTTTATCCTTAGCGGTGACATGGAAGGCGTGGTGATGACCTATCAGAGCTGCCAGCGCAATGGTATTGATCCTGAGGCTCAGATTAAGGCTGCTATCGGCAGTGTGAAGGCACTGGAGAGTGCAGAAATGCAAGATGGCGTGACTTCCTTACAGGAGGCTAGTAAACGCTTTGATGCAGCCAAGAGCATCACGGAAAAGAAGAAGATGCGCCAGAAGATGAAGAAATTCCTCTCGCAGAGTGAGTACAAGGCTTTCACCCAGAAGGAGGCTCTGGACATGGTGCAGGGCTATCTGAACGGTGATGAAGACTTGAAGGAAATGGAGAAGGCTGAAAGCAAGTACCTGATGAAGGCTAAGGCTGAGGACGTGACGGAGGACTGGAGAATACAGAACGTCTGGAACGGAACCATGGAGACTTATCAGGAGTATCAGCGCTTGAAGGATGTTGATAAGGCGAAGGCAAATGCCTTCAAGAACAGCAAGACCAACAAGCGACTGTTTGCAGCAAGAAAGGCTATCTCTGCAGCCAAGAAGAAGATGAACAAAGCCAAGAAGCAAATGGACGGTCAGAACGATGCTGCCAAACTGGTGGAGATCCGGAAGACCAGAAAAGAGCTGCTTGAGACATTAAACGGAATGGAGTAGCCCGGCATGATAAAAGCTACGAGGGCTTACTCTAAACTCTGAAAAAGAAAAGGGACTTGCTTCACAGCGAGTCCCTTTTTGATAGTCGTAAAATTCTAAATTCCAAATAAATTATATTTTTTATAAAAAGATGAAAATCGTATTTTGAAGATGTTGGAGCGATGACTAACCTATCTGATCGGGTCCGTTGGATTCTGCCTTCTTTGGTGTTGCCCAGCGTATGTAATCAGCCATGCTGTCATCCATGCGCTGCTGCTCACTCTTTGGATTCTCCTTCTTTTTATCTCCCCAAAGACGTTGGGCAATATCATCCAAGCACCATTGCCACTCGCCTCGAAGTGTGATGACCTTGGAACTTGGCATGATGGTTACATCTGCCTTTGGTGGGTCAACATGCACGGTGTTGCCATCCTTATCAGTCTCTTGCTTGGTGGAGAGAGAGGCGAAAGGCACGTTATTTTCGTTAAGGAACTTCTCCACATCCTCCTTCTTGTTGTCGCAGAGGAGAATGCAGACGGAAACCTTATTCTTCTTCAAGGTGGTGAGGGCTTCTTTAGCCTTGCCTACCAGGGAGAGGTTGCCTTTATCATCTTTTGTGATGACGCAGGCTTCGTGAACATTGATTGATTTACTCATACTATCTAATATATTAGAAATTCTACATTTAAAAGAATTGCGGAACAAAAATAAGGGTAAAATATGAAAAAGTAATGTTAAGTTGCGCAACTTATCACTAGAAATCGGGGAAAAGGCGGTATTTTTGACGAAAAATTAAGAATTATGCCAGATAATCGTGTTATAAATGATATTTCGAACTATGCCGAACCTGGACCTGACTCCCTGGAGGGAGTGAGCCGGGAGCGGTTTGCCCAGACAGACAGCAATCTTCGGCTGATAGAATGGGCTTGTAAATACTTCTATGATGGCGCAGAGCTGAGAAAGAAGTGGAAGCGAGCGCAGGACTTCGTGATGGGCAGACAGCTGGAAGAGCTGATAGAGTGGAATGGTAGAAAGATAAGCATCCGTCAGTATATGGAAATGAAGGGTATGCCTATACTGGAATATGACGTGATAGGCGACAAGTTGCTTTCTCTCGTAGGACTTGTGCGCCAGCAACGCAGTACAGCCTCTTGCAGTGCCGTAGATCCGAACGAGGAGGACTATATCAGTTTCTTCAATGAGTATCTTCGGCAGAATGACAACATGAACGACAGACAAGAGTTGGATGCCAGAATGTTCTATGCCTTCTGTGTCTTCGCCTTTGTGGGCATGAAAACCTACTATGGCAGAAAGGATGGCAAGAATGGCATCTTTGACTATTCTGTAGACATCTTTAAGCTAGCTTTACCACCTTTCTTCAAGTATGACCTGAGCGATGTGGAATTTATTGCTGAGGCTCATGACCTGACTTGGCGAGAGATTATTGCCACCTTCACTGATGGAAGCAAGGCTGAGGTGGACAAACTGAGCGAGATCTATCAGAAGACACAGCATCATTTCGCTCCTGAGCAGACTTATCATCCAAACGGTGAAGCGCAGTATGCCGGGATAGACGATTTCACTCATTCTTCGGTAATCGGCAAGTACAGGGTATTGGAGATATGGACGAAAGAGACCAGACCTGCCATCTGGGTGCATGATTGGGATGCAGGGACATGTGGATATGCCTCTCCCGACCAACGAGCCTTCTACGAGGAGAAGAAGCGGAAGCTGGAGGAAGCCAACATCATGAAGGACGAGAACGGTCTGCCAGTGCTTGATGAGAACGGTGATCCTATCTATTATGTGGACCCATCGGAGTTGAAAACCATCGAAATGAAGGCTGAGGCTGAGACCTATTGGTTCAGAAGATACCTTACCCCGAATGGCTATCTGCTGGATGCCAGGGAATCGCCTTACTATGTGCTGAGAGACGGTTTCAGAACTTCCATCATGCCATATACCTTCGTGGCTTATCCTTGTTTGAACGGTGAGGTAAGAAGTTTCTCTATGCGCGCCGAGAACAACCAGCGCACCTTGAACCATTATATGATGATGATCAACTTCATCGTGGCCAATGGTGCCAAGGGTACGATGCTTGTTGACGAGAATGCTCTGAGCGAGAAACAGAGCATTGACGAAATGCAGGTGAACTATACCAAGACGGATAGTATTATCTTGTGGAACTCCAAGAATGGAGGTAAACCACCGCAGACTTTGGTCAACAAGAGTATTCCGGCAGGAGTAGACTTCATGGTGAACTTTGCCAAGACCATGGCAGGAGAGGGTACAGGCGTGCAGGGTGCTCTGCAGGGACAGCATCGTAACACCAGCGGTAAGCAGTATCAGCTGGAGAGAGAGGCATCATCTACCACCATTCAGGACTTCGTGGAGAGTTTCAACAACTACAAGGTGAGAATCGCCAAGAAGAAGCTGTACCTGATTCAGGAGTTCTGTACCGCAACAGACAGTGTGAAACTGACCGGGGATGACTTCGAGATACATTTCAATCCGGAGACCATGAGGGATATGGATCTGGACGTAGCCATCGATCTGGATGCTTATAGCCCAATCATCAGGGCCACGAACAACGATATGGCTTGGAACTTCATGACCAGCGGTAAGATGGACCCATATACGATGCTGACCGTAGGACAATTCCCTGGTACGAACAGAATGAAGAAGTACTTCAAGGAGCAGTTGGAGAAACTAGAAGCCATGCAAGCGCAGCAGCAAGCAAATGGCGAAATGCCTACTGCCGGAGCAGGGCAACAGCAGACTGGTACGCCAGCTGCACATCTGAAAGATGGAAACGGTAGTACAAATGACTTGGCTGCTTTGTCATCGGCATCTACAGCTACATAAAAATGATAAGGTTATTAGGTTCATGTTTATAGACTTTAAGTTTTTTAGTTAGTAAATTGTTAGGTTTTTTAGTTTAAAGGTAAAAAGGTTGAGGAAGAGGAAACCGTGATGGCTTTCTCTTCCTTTTTTTTTGTGGGCTTAAGAGATTCCATGTTTCTTCTTGTAGGAGCGTAGCTTTTCCATCGGAACGGAAACACGATACATGTAATACTCTTGCCATTGCTTCAACTTCTTGGCTCTGACCTTGTTGTCGGCATCGCAGCCGATTGCTCCCCACTTGGATGGGGTGTAGTAGTAGGAAGCTGCTTTGATGTCTTCTACGTTCTTGAAGTAGCGTGTTGCCTTCCATTTGCCAAGCTGGACTAATCTTCGATATGCGAGCATATCCTTTCTGTTAGGATCGTAGGTCATGATCGCAAAATCTTTATGCGACTGGTCGTAGAGCATGTAGAAGCGTGGAGCGCCTCCTTCCTGGTACTTGGCTAGGGTGGCTTTTACGCCTTTCTGCCACATGCGAGTGGAGCGGAGAAGCTCGAAACGAGTGATTACTGGCTGGTAGATGGCTATCAGCATCTTGCGAAGATGATTTTGATAAACTTTTTTCATTTTTTCTTGATTTTAATTGTTACTTACTTATTGGGACCAGGCGATGGAATCGCCTGGAACGGAGGCTAGAGGGGGGACACCTATTTAACTGCCACCTATTCCGGCTAACTCGGCTACTACTGGAGGGCGGTTGCGGAGGCGTTCTCGCTCTATATCGGACTTGGAGCGGAATGGGATGATTTCTGGGGCTGGCATGTCCTTTTCTACGTAGAGGGCAATGGCTCTAGCCATCACTCGGTCATCGTGCTTGCCTGCAATGGCACCGTAGCAGTCGTTTTGCTTGTAATAGAGGAAATAGGTGCATTCATCTATGGCTGCTAGTTCTCGCTCCATATAACCACCATCACGGATGATTCTTGCCATCGTCTTTACTACTGCCACCTTGGTATTCTTGTTGGTGTTGAATCCCCATTTCATCTCTATATTCTTCACCTTCTTCAACTTGGACTGGGAAGCACTATACAGGTTGTCGTAGAGAGGGAGGAGGATAGGGAAGAACAGCTCTGACTGGTTGCCCTCGGTATTGTTCATGCGAGAGTAAGCGGTATTGTTCTCTATGACCAGATAAGCATCATTGTAGAAATGGGCTATCTGGGCGCAGCGCATGGCTAACTGATCGGCATCGCAGTGACCATGCCATTCGGCTACCAGTTCAGGAACGCCACCGTAGATTTCATCGTAACGGTCGAAGACTACTATATCTGAGAAGTCGGAGGTTTTATGTGATCCACCAATATCGCAGGCTACAATGTAACGATGCTTGACAATCTCGGAGTTGTCGGGGCCGGCCCAAACCTTAAGAGGTCCACCGGAACGCTCCACGAAGCGGATATTATTCATGCAAGCATCATCGGCAGCATCGTAGGAATCACCTTCGATGTCGCCCACCATGATAGGCTCGATACCCTTGCAATCCTCTTCCATTTCCTTCAATTTGTAAGGGTCGAAGACGGTTGTGCCGGAGAAGAGGAAGGCTTCCACGTCATCGGAAGGGTATTCCTGGCGCATACCGTCTAAATCATTATACTTCTTGCACTCGTTCACATACCAATGGATTCCTTCGAGCGTAGCACCCTTGATTTCCCAAAGCCACCAGAAGTAAGATCCATTATATTGCTCATCCTCACGATTCTTCCACAACCAGGTTATGAAGTCAATTTTCTCCTGTTCGTTCTTGAAAGGAAGGATATATTTCTCTATGTCGAACCATGGTACGAAGTATGGTGTGTAGATAGAGAGACGTTTTCCATCCTTATCGAAAGAGTTGGCACGAACCCATTCATCATGGAACTCATTCTCACGTCCGTTTGGCGTTGATTCTCGGACGATGAATGTTAATGGCACGGTGACACGGATAGAAGAAACAGCAGCATTGATAACCTTCTGAGGAGTCCACTCGGTAGTATTCGGGAAGAAGGCTTCCTCTGTGATATGTGCCATGGCAGCATCTGCAGAACGACAGGATTCTGGGTTGCGAGCTGAACCAGTCTGTATCTTGCAATCACGTGGTATGAGATACTTGATGTTGTTCTGTGTGCTTGATGTTCTGAGTTTGCGAGGGTCCTCTTTAAAAGGTACTCCAATATCATAGAACAGCCATGTAGGAATGGCATTCATCAATTTCTCGTACATATCGAATACCTGGGTGGCAGATGATGACTGGTGACCAATGATGTTACTATTCCAGTTTGTCATCCAGAATATCTGAATCCATCCCATATAGGTATCTGTTGCCGTAGATCCACCCCACTGTCGGCATTTGAGGAGAATGACCAGGATAGATCCAAGTTCACCATGAAGGCGCTGTCTCTCAAAATCCTTGACGAGACCAATCTGTCCATGGTTGAGGAGAAAAGGTATATCCTCACCACCATCCTTATTCTTGATTCGGGCATAGGCGTAGGCGAAGAAATAGAAATCGTGCTTGCAGCGGAGACGGATGAGGTAACGGAAGACAGCATCGCGTGCTTTGTCGGGGTCGTAGTCTGCCATGTACTTCTCGATGAAGGATTGGATGGAACCGCACTTGATGATGGCGCAGAATTTCTTTTCCTTCAACATTTCTACCGGAAGCCAGAGCTTTTTGCCATTCAGGAAGTCTGGCATCTGACTCTCGAATCGAAGACCAGGGGCATTCTCTCCAGTAATGGGACGATAGCTAGCGAGGAGACTTTCCAATCTCCTCGTATTTTCGGCAAGAATCTCTTTGAGCTTCTTATCGGAAATCTGCTGCTGAGGTCGTACCTTTAATGAAGACTTTGCTACTGGCATTATTTACTTTGAGATTTGAACTTTATGATATGCTGTTCTTGCTTTGAACTTTTTGATTTGCCTCCTATATTTTTAGGGTGTTGGCTCTGTGGACGAAACTCTCTGCCTTGGCATAGATGAAGCCTTGGGAGAAGAGGATGAGGTGGTAGATGCCAGCTATATGAGGGAGGAGGCAACCTATAACCAGGAGGAGGAGCATCTGGCAGAAGGCTAGGCGCTTTTTGCGATAGAGCCACGGAGCAGTGAAGCCCATGAAGAAGGATATGATGACCGATGCACCCAAGACCGGGAGGGACGGATAATAGAGGAAGGAGAGTGCCACGGATGCCAGCCACGAAGCCAGCAGACGATGGAAGCTAAACTGACGATGCACCATCAACAAGCACCAGGCGTTGACTGCCCAATGGATGAAGTTGGCATGACCGAACATGTAGACGAAATGGGTGTATAATGGCGATGATGGCGATACAGCCATGTCGGCATGAAGCGGAATGATGAAGGCCATCAGAAGGATAATGAGGAGTGTTATATATAATGTACGCATAATAGAAGAGATTTATCGAGTGATGTATGAAGTTTGCTTGTTGCGGAAATGATTGATTTTCATCTGTATGTAGCGAGGAGCCATGCCCAAGTTGGGCGCAGGGAGATCCAGGCACACATACACAAGATTTTTGGTATTGTATTTCTTGTATTGATCCATCTGCCGGAGGCGCAGGAAATCCTGATAGAAGGCTTCGAAGAGTTTTTCCTTCATGGCTTGGTATTTGCCGAATTTAGGCTTTTCCCCCTTGATGCGTTTACATACATACCGATATGCTGTACTATCGGCAAGATAATAGCAAGAGGCAGGCATCTTGGCGATGTAATCGCATATCTTAGCCATGGTGGTAGGATATTCTACCATCCTCTTGGCCTTACGAAAGAGCAGAAACATTTCCTGGTCTCTTTTAACGTAGATTTCGGATATGGAATTTAGATGTTTCATGCCAACAAAATTAATTCATCAAGATGCAGAACTTATCACAAAGTAATGCGAAATTTTCCTTAATTTAGCACACAAATATTAAAAATGAACGTTTATGGCAAAAGAAACGATTGATAATCAGAATGTTAAATCGAAGCGAGATTCTTTCAGAGAGAGTTTTGCGAAGCGTTATCCCGACCTGAATATGGACGATGATGAGGCTGTTTTTCAACAAATTGCGACCGATTACGACCAGTACGACCAAAGCAAGAAAAAGATGGATGACTTCAACAATATGCTGAAAGAAAATCCTCATGCGCCTGGGTTGGTGACAGGTCTTGTGACCAAGAAAAATGCTGATGGTGGCGACTTCAACCTTATCGACTACCTGATAGACGAGCTGGGTCAGGACTACATCGAAGCTATTTCTGGTGACGAGGAGGCAAGGAAACGCTTGAAGGCTAGCGAGAAGGAAAAGCTCGATGCGAGTGAGAAGCTAGCCAAGGGCAAGGAGAAACTTGCAGCCAACATGAAGCAAGAGGATAATGAGCTTGATGAAGCCATGAAGGAAGCCAAGATTAAGCCTGAGTCTATCACTGACCTGATAGAATGGATGTACAAGCGTAGCAAGGATGGCGAAGACCATGATGATGATGGATTCGTATGGAGAGCTGCCCGGTATGACTTGAAGAAGGCAGACTTCTTGCGCCTCTTCCAGATCAAGGACTTTGACAAGGCTGTGGCTGATGCTGAGGAGCGAGGCTATAAGCGTGGCAAGAACGAAAAAATAGACCAGCAGAAGCAGCTTCACGATGGAAGACAGGGTGGCAAGAAGAACATCAACATCAATGGTGGCGGTGGTGCTCCTGCACTACCAAAGGAGAAGAGCCGGACGGAACAGGTGTACAGCAAGATGGTTGGCATGTAGGTTTCAATTAAGATTTTATAATTAATAATTAATAGTTCAAAAATTAACAGATTATGAAACAGTTAAAGAAATGGTTTGGATTCATGATGGCGATTGTCGTCATGATCCTGAGTGGTGGCAGCTCTTATGCTATGGCAGAAACTCCTCCTAATATTCCGGCAGGTGAAGGTGGAGGTGGCCCTACAGGTCCAACAGACGGCCCAGGTGTAGGTGGCACGGGTCCAAAGTGGCAGGGTGGAAGCCAAGAGCAACAGGAGAAGATGAACAACTGGGACTACTATGTGGCTCATGTGAACCCTACCGTGGTAGAGATGAAGCTGGAGAGTTGTCCAATCGACCAGATTCTTCGAGCCTCGAAGCGAATGACTCCAGTGGACAGTAACCGCATCGAGTACTATTCGATCGGTCAGCGACCAATCAAAACAAAATTGACGGAAAAGGTTAATAAAACCACAAATGGTGGTTCTGTAACCTTGAAGGTCGAGAATCCTACCGTATTCGGTGTAGGCGACATTATCATGGTGAACAGCTATCTGGGCTTTAAGGACAATGGTACTGACCGAAGCGAAATGATTCCTTTGCAGCTGCGTGTAACAGAAGTAGACAATGACGGAAACCCTACATGTTATGCGCTGAACGGTAAGAAGAACAATGCAAGAGGAAACAGAGACCTTCCAGAGGATATTACAGTAGGTACTGTAGTGATGCGACTGGGACGAGCTGCTGGTGAAAAAGAGGTAGAGACAGGTAGCTACTACTCTATGCCTGACAAGAGCTTCCAGTATTGTCAGCGATTTATTATGCAGGTGGAGGAGTCTCTTATCGACCGTATGAGCAAGACCCAGGTACAGTGGGACTTCACTCGCCAAGAGAAGATGGCTATGGACGATATGCGCCAAGGTCAGGAGTTGAGCGGACTGTTTGGCTATCGCTCTATGTCGAATGGTGGCAAGGATGTAGGTCTTGTCTATACCATGGGTGGCATCTTCTGGGAAGCTGGTAAGGATTTGCAGATTGGACACTGGGAGCCAAAGATGCGTAAGCAGGCTGATGGTACTCTTGTTCCTGTAACCGTAAAAGTGACCGTACCTGATGAGACTTCTTCCGGTGGTACAAAGGAAGAGGTAAAGCAGGTATATGAGTATGTGATTAGCGAGAAGGAGTTGACCCAGTTTATTGCATCCATGTTGAAGGGTGCTGGTAACTCCAGCCGTACCAAGTTGCTCTTCGTAGACAACCTGATTTATCAGGCATTTGCTAACCTCCGCTCTAACAAGCGTATCATTACACAGACAGAAAAGGACTACCAGGGATGGAAACTTGACTTCGAGAAGTTTGAGAGCATGGGAACTAAGATTCTCATTTATCGCCACGATGCTTTTAACTCCTGGGGTATGGATGGTAGAGCCTTCTGCCTTGATGCACGTTATCTTGACAAGTACGTATTCGGTACTTGGTCACGAAACGAGTTCAACGCCAAGGATCTCCTGATTCGCAACACTGCAGGTGTGGTTATGGAAGAGTATAGTTGCTGGGTTCTGACATTCCCTGATGCCCATGCCCGTGTATCTCGTCCAACCTTCACCGAAGACGGTGTGACCGATGAGCAGATTCAGGAGGCTGCTTAATCAAAGCAAAGGGAGCTGATAGTTTTCTAACATATATCGAAAATCGGGGATAGTTGAGGCTGTAATGGTCTCGCTATCCCTTCACCCATAAACACAAAAGATATGTATAGATTTGTAGCAAACAGTATGCTCATCTTTGTTGTGACTCTGCCTAGTGGACTTATCAAGAGCGTGGAGTTTGAACGGTGCAGTAACAATGCTTATTCATACCTCACGGACAATAAACAGGTGGCAGACTGCATCAGAAAGCATCCGCTAACGAAGGCTGGGCGTATCATCGATGAGAGTCAACCCGAAGAGGTGCAGGTGCAGAAGCATGAAGAAGAGCACGTGACGAACGAGAATGCCCTTCACTTCGAGAATATCACCAAGGCAAAGAACTATCTCCAGAAGACCTATAAGGTGGATGTAAGAAAGCTGAAATCGCCTGAAAGCGTGAAGGAGAAGGCTAAGGAGCTTGGGGTGGACATCGTGTTTTAATTAATAATTAATAATTGCTGCTTATGGAAGCACTAATGAGTGATCTTGTGAAGGAAATGCGCATTGCCATGGACGAGGTGAAGCATGATGAAGACAACGACATCTTTGCTGATGACTCGGACGAGGAAATGAAGCAAGCTATTGAGACTGCAGGGCAACAGCTGCTGTTGCAGGCTCCATCCCAGATGCTGCTGCCTGAAAGGGTGGTGGTTTCGCTGAACGAGACAGGCAAGCAGGACTATGATGCGATTCAGACGCAATATACAGACGGTCATGGTTGCCTGGTTATTCCTGATGACTGGCTGAGGCTTGTGGCGCTGAAACTGAAAAGCTGGTCTTCTTCATTGACATCTCTGATGGACCCGGACAGCAAGGAGGCACAGATGCAGGCTTCCCGGTGGACGAGGGGTACACCTCAGAAGCCAAGGGGCATGATTGCGACATCGCCAGTGACCGGAAAGAGGGTACTGATGTACTGGACAGCCGGGCGATATGATGCGAACCATGCCGAGGAACCAGGCAAGGTGTATGATCATGAGGTGGAACTGTTCACCTATATTCCTTATCAGAAGGTGGAGGATGTTTTCTCTAAAGAGACTGGGAAGGAGAAAGAGGTGATAGACCGGAAAATTGTGCTTGCGCTGGTTGATGAATGCCGGAAGTATCTTATTTATCGTGCTATCTCTATTTTCCTTGTAAGCAAGAAGGAGAGCGAGCTGGCAGAAAAGTATAACCAATTATCTCAAATATAACATTTTATGGCTAACGATATAGATAAAACAAGTCCTCACTACAAGGGTGATTTTGGCAGCATCTATGAGGTGAACAAGAAGTTCCCTACAGGAGGTGTTGCTGGCGACTTCGTGGTGATCGAAGGCTGGGCGCATTACTGGAATGCGGACAGGGCTACTTGGTGTGTGAATGCCGATAGGGATAGCTATTGGGACGAGTTGATAACGAATATCATAGAGAAGTTTAAGCTCTTAAGAGGTGCTACGTATATGGGCGTGGCTAGTCTTGACACTGTGCCAGCAAAGGTTATCGGTGCCAAGATGTATTATTTTGCGACCGTGGCTGGTACGTATAAAAACTTTGGTGATCTCGCTGTTCCTCAGGGTATCAATGTGCTCTATTCTGAGAATGGCAGCAGCTGGGTAAACACTACCTTACTGGAAGTGGCTCAGGAGTTGGGCGTAAGCACCAAGAAGGTTGTAAGCCAGAAGGCATTGAATGATGCTTTGGCTAAGAAGTTCGACAAGGAGAGTGTTGTCCAGGAATCAGGCGAGGCTGAGGATAAGGCGATGAGTCAGAAGGCGGTGAGTGATAAACTCAGCGACTTATCGTTAAAATTTCTAGTTGTATCACTATTTGACTATAGCAATGTTACTATCGGTAAATCAATAAATCCTTCAAATGGTGCTATTTCAGATGTTATTAAAAGATACAAACTGGTTAAGCTGCATCTTTCTGCAGGCAAGTATTGGATATATAGCGGTTGTGGTTCTTCTTCACAAGCCACGTTGTGGAAGTATTCGGATAACGGCTATGCTTCACCAGAAAAAGAGATTGTTGGTTCTACAGGAACAACCCCATATAACCAGATATTAACCTTAGAGGAAGGTTACTATGCTTTCTGCTGGAATGATAATAACGGTAATGGTATTTCGTTAGGAAAAGCTTTCATAACAGATAGCATGTCCATTTCGGCATTGATAGATGATAAGGTGGAAAATGGCACAAAAGATATTAAAGACTCATTGACAAATGTAGAAAATATGTCATTTAAACCATCTATTGTGTCAGTATTTGATAAAAGTGATATTATTGTAGGAAAATATCTCAATCCTACGAATAAAACCATATCAGATGCTATTAAAAACTATAAATTGGTTAAATTGCATTTGTCAGCTAAAAAATATTGGTTGTATATAAAGAATGCAAATTCTTCGCAAGGCATATTGTGGAAGTTCACAGATGAAACGTTTTCTTCTGTAGAAAGTGAGATAATTGGAGCAGCCCCTTCTAGCACTATTAGTAAGATATTAACCTTAGAGGAAGGTTATTATGCTTTCTGTTGGAATGATGGTAGCAATTCCATTAATATTGGAAAAGCTTTTATAACTGATTCTCTTTCTACGCAAGTGTTAATTGATGATAGCATTAAAGATATTAGAGAGCCTTTAAATGTTATAATAAACACTCCCATTCCTACTGTTATGTCATTATTCAGCAAGAATAATATTTCTTTAGGAAAATATATTAAAGGAAATGAAGGTACTATCAGCAGTGCTATCAAAAGCTATAAGTTAGTTAAACTTCACTTGAAGTCTGGTAAGTATTGGATATATATAAATAATGCAAATTCTACACAGGATATTTTATGGAAATATTCTAGCGAAACGTATGAAGAGCCAGAACAAAAAATAATAGGTTCTGCTCCTTCTTCCATAATTAATAAAGTCGTAACTCTAGAGGAAGGTTACTATGCTTTCTGCTGGAATGATGGTAGCTCAGATTCCATATTGCCAAATAGGGCTTTTTTCACAGATAATATATCAACACAGATGTTGATTGACGAAAGTTCTACCAATATAAAAAATGAGTTAAAGCAAGAAATTAACAGTTCTGCAAAATCTTATGGAAATTTGATTTCTGATTTCTCAGATTTTGATATATTGAACAATGCCTTTTCCATATTGGAAGATAAAGCTAGTGCTCAAAGTCTTCTGACTGGCTACGAAAATAGATTACAGTACAATACCAATCTATACGAAGATAAATTTAGCCTATCATCAACATTGAAGATTATTGATACGGATTCTCTGGGTTATTTTGAGTTCTGTATTGGTTTTTGGTATCAGTTGGCTGGCACAATGTTTGGTATAGGAAAGGATGAAAACGGAAGTTACATATCTGTTTATATCGTAGGACAGACTTTGCCACCAAAGCAGACACACAAATATTATATTTCAGAACTTGCGTTTGCTAAGGGAAAAGAATACACCATATCTGTCGAAAAGAAAACAGAGAAAAACTCATATTTCAATATTTCTGTAACAGCGCAGGATGGAATCAGTGCATCAAAAGAAGGAATCGGCAATGGTGAAATTATTAGCGGTGATACTGCAAATGAAGGTAACGGAAGTATTAACGGTTATGCTTGGGGTAAGTTGTCTTTCTATGCACTGATTGGCAAAATGAAAGTGTCAGATGTTAACTTTGGTTACCCAATAGATATCAATGACGTAAAACTTGTTGTAGTAGGTCATTCATTTATAGAAGGTAATTCGATTCCTAGCGATAAGGATAAGAGATTTGCATCATTGCTATGTAGTTCCATTGGCGATAGGAAGACTATTATACTTGGTCAGGGAGGAGCAAGTGTAAGCTCTATAAAACCTCACATTGACAAGGAAATGAAATGGCTGAAAGATGCAAAATATGTATTATTTTGCATAGGTACAAATGACGTTGACAGCCAGGCAACTTGCACTGGGTTACAATACATTGATGATGCAGCAACCAAAAATGGCATAAGAACAGTTTGGTTGACAGTTCCCCCTAAATATGGTACTGGAGATAATCATCCTGTTATAAATGATTATATAAGGTCACATTTTTGTTATGTAGAAATCAAAGATGTCTTCTATAATAATGATGGGGTTTTAGATAAAAATATGTTTTTGTCTGATAACATACATCCATCAATAGAAGGACATAAGAGGATTTATAATCTTATTAAGGCAAGATGTTCGTTTTTGAAGACAATTTAGAAGCGAAGGAGCGAAATGAACTCTAAGTCGCTGAGTTTAGAAACTTAAAAAATATAGATATATGAAGAAGAATAAGAAGCAATTACATGAAGCACTGGCAGTGCTTCTTACCAAACTATCATCAGCAAGGGACAACCCCTTGCTGATGGATAACTACGTTACGAAAGCCTTGCGCACGGTTCTTTTGGAGTTCAAGAAATCGGGCGAGCTTTATGACGCCTACAAGGAGCAGATACAATCCACCATGGAGAGTGACAATCCTTGGATAGGTATGCTGATGAAATCGATTAGCGGTGATGCCTCTGTCAAAGAGAGCATGACCGATGAAGCCATCAAAGGGATGGTAAACTCTATGTTAGGAGAATAGACTATGATCATGGATATAATATAATAAGGTGTAACTCTTGATAGGGCTACACCTTAATTATGGTTGTTAAGTTGCTTACCTCGTAAACGATAAAAAGACCAGGTAGAACTTATTAATCTACCTAGCTTTTTGTTTTCTACTTCTTGTAATTTTAATATAGTATTACTTGGATAATGGTCTGATAGCTATTGTGTCAACTTTAGTAGAATCTGATTGTTGTATTCTTGCACTTCCTTCTCCACCAACTGTTATGGTAAACTTATGTGTAGATAGGTTGACGATGAATACAAGAGCACACATAATGATCATAAATACAAAAGCACCAATTATACTTTGTATTATCCCATGCAGATATGATTTGCCTATTGAACTCGGTTTTATTGGTTCAATAGCCTTTGAAATTAACTCTATGTGATTTTTATTAATGCTATCTTCAATATCCTTTTTTGTTTCTTCCAATGTGTTTTCAAGAAATGATTGAAGTATACTGGATGCAACAAATTTATATTTGTCTAAGCTTCCTTTAGTACAGCTAATATCATTGAATGGTTTTAAATCCTCTTCTGTTGGTTCATCGTCATTATGCTCTTTTTTAAATTTTGAGATATATTCTATCTTATCTTCTTTATATAGAGCGTAGGCAATGTGCCCAATTATATCACCACGACCCTCTACTAGTTGTTTGTAGATGTAGTTGTATTTTCTAGACATGATTATTTACAGCTTTACTAAATGAACTTTTAATTTGGCTGGCAGAAATGCTTTGACCATATACTTTACCCATTACAGAAACAGACACATTGAAACTGGTTCTAGGATTTACTGTCCCAGAATAAGCCTTTTTATTTCCTATCTGCATGATAGTCTTTTTGTTGGCTCTACGAACCGTATCTATAGAAATCTTGCACATAACTTAATGTTTTTAAAATTACCTTATCCTGAGATTACTCTTATACCTTACTAAAACTAAGCCTTGTTTTTATTGGATTGCAAAATTACTGAAAAATACCAAACTAACGAAAGTTTTAACTAACTAACTTTCGATTTTGTTTTGTTTTTTACTATTTTTTAATGTTACTAACTAATTTACTAACTATTTTGCTAACTGTGATTTAGCAAAACACTATATGTAAACTAGTTGTTTACTAGTCGTTGAATAATCGTTGAACGGTATATATGCAACTACTACCTTCCAATGCAAACCCTTTGTCCTTGACTCATTTTTCCCTCGTTAACCTTATGAGAGTGAGGAAATTGCTTACAGATTGTTATATTAGTAAAGTTTAACTATAAAAAGTTGCGCAAAATGATTGAGATTGTGCGAAAAGTTGTAATTTTGTCTCAGATTTTCTTTTTCTTATAAGAATTAAACAAGAACAAACTAATTGGAAAGGAGTTTTTATCATGACAGAAGAACAGGAAGCCGAAGTCCAACGGTTGATAAAGGACATTGATGTGACGGAGCTGATGAGGATGCTCATGAAGCATGGTAACGTCCAACGGTTGATAAAAGACATTGATGTGACGGAGCTGATGGGGATGCTCATGAAGTATGGTAACCGATATTCCAGAAGAATCTTGAAGTTCTTCCGATGGTTCTGCAAATACGTTCCAATAATTATTATGTGCTTACACGCATACGGAATGTGGGATTTCTCGCAGCATCCAAGGGAAATGTTCATAACAAACAATGAGAATTTTCCCTGCTATTTATTTATCTACTTTATGGTGTACATCTTGCCGATGGTTTTGATATTAGCAAGCCGATTCTTCTACCTATGTTGGAGATATAGAATACCCTTCTTTTATTTCTTTGGTGTGAATGCTGCTCACATCGTTGAATGGAGTTGGTACACGACAAGTGATATGATAGATTCCTGCTTTACTATTATGATAGTAACAGCAATGTTTTATATATACGGATTCTTCGACATGTTTATCAGTTGAACCAAGTTAGGACGTAAAATCTGTGCGTAATTATGGGAAAGATATTGAATTATAAGATACTCGGAACGGCTCTAAAGTCGCTCAGTGATGCTTGCTTTAAGGCAGACGAGCAGCAGAGAAATGGCGAGAAGGTTACGGCTTGCGGAATGACCGATGATGATCTGGACAATCTTTGTGAGCAGATTCCGTTCATGCTGAATCCTTATATGACTGCCGGGCAAGTGAAGAAGGAGGCGCATATCAGCGAATCTACCCTAAGAAGGGCCATTGCAGATGGGGAGCTGGAGAGTGTAGGGAACGCTGGTGACCATTCTCACTTCTTCAAGAAATGGGATGTTAAGGAGTTTATCAAGAAAAGATTGAAAAGAAACAAGAACTAAGCCCTATCGCAACACGGATAAGCGATATGAATATGGTAACATTTTTATTTGTAGAGTGTGCTATCATTATAATGTTGAGCGTTTCGTTTAATATCTTTGTTTGGTGGACAGGAGATTATAAACGCAAGAAGTGGTTGTTTGCGTGGCTAACATTTATCAATGTGATAGTGATTGCTGGAACCATCATCACTTATTTTATGGGTAAATAACAGAATAATGAAGAGAAGCTGATGAGGCTTCTCTTTTTTGATATGGGTCTATGTCACCTTAAATCTTTGGAAATCAGCCACTAAAAGAATGTTTGACAGAGTTATGACACATGTAGATATTTTGGGATAACTTTGCTGCCGTAATCGATTACATGTGTGAATAAACAAAATGTACAACTTTTATTACTTTAGGAATTATGGCAGAAGAAGTAATTAAGACTACCTCTTGTTGCAACGATGCAATGATGGGTGGTTTGCTTGGAGCGATGGCAAATCGTGACAACAATCCTTTGGCAATGGCGGCTATGTTGCGAGACCGTGACGATGCCGATATGTGGAACAATCCGTTTGCCTACATGATGATGATGGGCATGATGCGCTATATGTATGGTGCAGACTGGAACAACCGTGACAATGGCGCAGACGTGCAGCGTGCAGAGATTCAGAGCCAAATCGAGAGCTTGCGCAACCAGATGGCAGACAACCAGAACAGCAACTTGCTGATGGGTGCCATCCAGGGTAATGGCAACGACCTTAAGATGTTGGCAAGCAATCTGAACTGTGACTTCAACGCCTTGCAGAACTCTATCTGTGGCATCCAGGCTGGCATCCAGCAGCTTGGTGGTCAGGTAGGATTCTCGGCAGAGCGAGTGATCAATGCTATCTCGCAGGGTAACTTGCAGATGACAATAGCGTTGAAGGATTGCTGCTGCCAGACTCAGCAGAACATCATCAAGATGGGTTACGATAACCAGCTTGGTCAGAAGGACATCGTTAACCAGATGCAGCAGGGCTTTAACTATACCAACACTGGTATAGAAAGAGCTGCTTCGAACCTCGGTTTCCAGATGCAGCAAGACAAGTGTGACGTCATCCGTGCAGGTGAGAACAACACTCAGCGTATCATTGACACCTTGACAGGCCATTGGAGCCAGGAGCAAGCAAACGAGATTCAGGACTTGAAGTTCAAGAACTCACAGCTGCAGCAGAACATCTACTTAGCCAATCTGATGAATGGCGGTTGCGGATGTGGCGCAGGTGTAGCAGGTGGCTATCAGTAAAAAAGTAAAGAATGAAACAGAAGCGTAGTGGTATGAACAAGATTTCTCCAGTAGGTTTGGCTACTACAGCATTGGTAGCCAACCAAGTTTCAGTCTTAGCTACTTACAATGAGAAGCTTTGCAGACCTTATTGCGTGAATGGCAACGTGCAGCCACAGGCAAGCATAACCTACAGTTATGAGCAGCCTATCCTGAACGGTACAACGGTATTTGTGCCTATCGTGGCGACTATCTCCATCATTTCGCCTGTAACAGGCAACAAAAACATGATGAGAGCACAGCCGTTGATTTACACGGAAAAATGGGTAGCAGCCTTTCAAGGGCAGACAGCTCTGCCAACGGCTGTGACCATCACCAGTGTAGGCAGAACGCAAAAGGCTAACGATGTGGTATGCGGAAAGGCTAGAGGCCTGAGCATATTTGACAGTCTAACCGTAGCATTGACTACTGCTTAGTATCATTATAGGGGGAAATGGTGGATGGTTTGCTAGCCATCGTTTCCCTCGCATTATCATCCATTTAAAACGATACGATTATGATATTCAGAGACTTGAAGGCTGGATTTCCAATCTATCTATTTGATAGAGCCAGCAGAAAATTTAAACAAGGTAAGGTGACGACCAATCCATGCCCTGACTTTGAGAATGGCAAGCAGAACGTAATGGCTGCTATGCCTGGAATGCCGAATTATGGGGCAAGGAACGTGAAAGTAAACGTGCAAACTGAGGATGGCAAGCAGTCTATCTACTCGGTTGTAGATACTGAGCAAACAGCATACAGCGACACCCTTGTAATCTCCTGTAGCAAGGAGAGTATCATCAACGAGGTGAACGCCTTGAAGAATCAAGCCAATGACATCATCAATAAGATGCCGGACTTCGAGCAGACCGTGGAGGACTGTGATCATCTTCTCTCAGAACTGGACACAACGTTTCGTGACCAGCAGAAGACCAACCAAAGACTCGACCAGATGGAAAACAAGCTGGACGAGATTTTCAAATTTGTCAAATCACAAAAACAAGAATGATATGAACTTAGTAGAACTTATCACAAAATATCAGACAGATGCCACACCGGAACAGATGGTGATGGTGACAAAGATCATCGGCAAGTTTGTGGCTATGCACGCTACGGAAGAAGACCTCCTGAAACTCTATAAGGAGATTTATGGGGTTGTGGGTAACGGACACTTCAACGACTTCTTTGCTGAGGCTCAGATCAAGAAGATGGTGTTTGAGGATGACAAGGAGGTAGAGCATCGTGCTCCTTACTATACCATGGCCAAGACGCAAGAAATCTATGAGACGGTGAAGGACGAGATCAGACCTTACAACCAATGGGATTTTGCCGTGGTTATTAACATGATCTACTCTGACAACTATAACCTGATGAAGAAATGGTTTCCGGAGGACAGCGAGGAGCAGATGATGGACAAGATGGTGGACCTTGCCGTGAACTGGCTGAGGGATGATGATAACCCTTATGGTCATTGTAAGGCTTGGGGGTACTTCAATCACTAATGTTTACTTTGTGGGAAATTCCATAATACCTAAGATATATAAAAGAAAACTATCAGAAGAAGAGAATGCAGGCTATATTAGGGGCTTGTGTTCTCTTTTTCGTATGAAGTTGCGGAACTTATCACTGATAATCGGGAATGATGGCTTAAATTTGCATCGTTTCCATAACGGAGTGGGGACGGAAAAAATGGAAAAGAAAATGAATGATATTCGAGGTTACTTAATTGGAACGATATGGACTTTTCTGAGTCTGTTAGTTCCCATCAGAGACTTTATGATTGCCATGATGGTATTGTTCGGGCTGAACCTGGTGTTCGGCATCGTGGCTGCAGTGTTTAACGGTGAAGAATGGAGCTGGAAGAAATTCGGCATGTTCTTCGTTTGCTGTGCGGTGTTCTTCGTGACGGTGGCTGCATTGTTTATTATCGGTCACTTCCTGCATTCTGATACTGAGGCTCTGTTTTGCGTGAAGTGGGTTTGTATAGCTGCGACCTATCTGTTCACGACCAACATATTGAAGAACCTGAGGAGGATGCTAGTGCCTGATACGCCATTTTATAAACTTGTGGACTATGCTTATTATGCGCTGACACTTGGATTTGTGGAGAAGTTTCCGATGTTCAAGAAATACCAAGAATATAAAAACAATAAGGAAAATGGAAATGAAGGAAATCAGATTGGAGCAGCTGCTGATGGCGATGCCTAATGCCGGGAAAAGGGCAGAGAAGTTTCTGCCATACCTGAACCGTTATGCCGAGGAGTTTGAAATCAACACGCCTTTAAGGTGGGCGCACTACTTGGCTCAGATTGCCCATGAGAGCGGTGAACTGAGATATACCAAGGAGATTGCCAGCGGAAAGGCGTATGAAGGGCGAAAAGACCTTGGCAATACCCATAAGGGTGATGGGGTAAGGTATAAGGGCAGGGGGCTTATTCAGATAACAGGACGAGCCAATTACAGGAAGTATGCCGGATATTGTGGCTATGATGTAGTTGAGCAGCCTGAGTTGTTGGAGAAGCCTCTTGGTGCAACACGTTCATCGATGTGGATATTTGATACCTTCGGTTGCAACGAATTGGCAGACGAGGATAATCTGAAAGCAATCAGACGGAAAATTAACGGTGGCTACAATGGACTGGACAAATGCGAGGAGTATTTGAAAAGGTCCAAGCGAGCCTTAAACATATCATAGCTTATGAAGACAAGACATTGGATCATCTATCTGCTGGTATGGGTAGCTTATTTCTCTGTGCTCTTTTTGACGAGCTGTAAGACGAAAACCGTGACGCAGGAGCACTATATCACAGACAACACCGTGAGTAAGGGCTTGGATGCCAGTTGGCAGGAGCGGTTTATCTCAGCCTTCGAGCAGATGGCTACATACCGTAACCGGGAGCATGAGACTTCGACCAAGGAGACAACTCATACAAAGGATAGTACTTCGACCACTGTAGACCAGAACGGAAAGCCTATCAAAACAGAAAGTTGGCACTCTGTTGTGACCAATAGAGACACTAAAGAGGTGACGAAGCTACAGGATTCTATCTCTACTATGAGTAAGGAGGTGGATAAATATCAACTCTTGATCGTGCAAAAGGACAGCCTGATTCGGTTAAAGCAGGACTCTATCCATGTATTGAGTAGAGAACTGAGCAAGGCAGAACAGAGGTATATTAGCCTGGGGAAGTATACAGCCAAGATCATCTGGACCCTGGTAGTTGCAGTGATTGGTTTACTGATTTGGTTGTGGCATAGAAAGAAATAAGGCTTATGAAAACGATAACTATAAAAATAGTGAAAAAGAGCGTAATGGGCGTGGTAGAGGGACTATCTGCCACCATTGCGCAGCATAACCCGGAGGTGGACTTTCAGACCGTCTGGGCGAGTGATGGCGAGGAAGCGAAACTGGATATATACTATCGGGAGGCGATAACCGACCTGGAAAACTTCTTGGCAAGATTCTCTTCTTCGACCACACAGCAGTTTGACCTACAGGCACTGGCTGATGATTTCTCAATCAACATCAAGACTTTGGTATCTTGGCCACCTAGACTAAGTGGGGTTCTGACCAACCAAATACAGAACTATCTGGTTCATGCTATCCTTGCCGGATGGCTGAGCGACATGCCGGATATGAACCATACGGACTATGCCAGCATGGGAGCAAGTGACCTGGAAGCCATTAAAGAGGTGCTGCTAAAGAAGGATTTTTGCTTTGCTGAGGCTGAAAGAACTGCTGACGATACAGAGAAAGAAGGGTCTTCGGCAGTTGATGCTGAGGCTAGAGGCTCTGATGCTGCAGTCAAGGAAGGTAATGCTTTGGGCGCTGAGGCTAGAACTTCTGACGCAACAGCCAAGGAAGGCAATGCTTTGGGTGCTGAGGCTAGAAATGGGGATGCGGTAGACAAGGATGAGCAGAGAGGGGTGAAAGGCTCTGAGCGCAATCCTGACTTTGTTTCGCAGCATTTTCACCAAGACTTTGTGGACTGGAGCGGAGGCAGACCACCTTTCGAACTGAGATAATTTTTCTTCAATATAAATAATTGCAATTATGGATAGAAAATTGATTACATTGGATTTTAGCATGGAGCAGGTATGTAATGATATACTGGCAAGATGCTATGTAGTGAGCCAGGGAATGGTGGACGAAGCCCAGAAGGACATCAGAGCCAACATCGAAAGCCCGGACAGTGACGAGACTCGCAGTATTATCAACCGTGCCGTGACGGAAGCCATCGCTAACATCAAACTGGCTGCTCAGCGTTATCAGACCACTGGTAGAGTGGAGGACAACAACAACCTGGAGCGACTGGTGAAGGGCATCAGAAAGTATGCCTATACTGACAACGAAGACGGTACTTGGACGGAAGTAGTGACCACCATCATTGACGGTGAGGAGAACGAAACGACTGCTACCGTAAACAAGGCTGGTAAGGACAGGGAGGAAACCATCTATGAGACGGTGACGCTGAAACTGGAGATTCCTAACTGGAACGTGGCTGTGACGGATGCCTTGAAGAGCCACTGCCACCGCTACATCGTAGACTACGTGATGAGCCAGTTCCTGATGGATCAGTTTGCGGATAAGGCTGGAACGTATGGGGAAAGCGCTACCGCAGACTATAATAACATCAAGAGCGACTTGCTGAGCCGGGATAACTATACGCTGAGACGACCTAGCTTTACGTAGAGAGGCTATCTGGGGGCTATCTGGGACCAGGCGATGGAATCGCTTGGAACGGGGGCTTTTTATTTTTGAGGCTATTCTTTTTCTTCATTATTTTGGGTGTTTATGGAAAGAGCCTTCGCTATCGGGATTCTCCTGATTTGCGAAGGCTCTTGGTTTTTTTGGGCTAGAACTTGTTGAAGCGACGGATGACTTCGAGGCGAGTGGCGAAGTACTGGTCTTTGGACTCTAGCCAGAGATAGAGGGCTATGCGGAAATAACGGAAGCTGTGGCTGCTCATGTAATGACTCTTGGGGGCATTGGTGCGACCCAGATAGTGCCAATGCTGGTTGTCATTGCTGCCGTAGAGCCACATGACAGGCTTGACATCGGTGGTGAGGGAATGGATGAAGCCTGTAATGGCATTCGGTACATTGTCTTCATCGAACTTTAGGGTTCTGCTGACGAGGATTCCGGCATACTCGGTTTCGTCTGGATCGGAATAGTTATAGCCCTGGTCTAGGCACATGACACTACCGTCACGATACTGTATGTAGGGGTGAGGGTAGGAATTGATGGCCGTGAGTACGTTCTTGATGATGAAGGTGCTCCAAGTCTGATCTCTGACGGAATAGCTAAAGGCTACGGTATCTGCCGTGGCTTCCATCGACTTCTTGCTGACATCGAGACAGAGAATGCGAGAGTTCTTGTAGTCGTAGATGACCTTGCAATGCTGGAAGAAGTCGATTGGTGGCTCTGAGAAGTTGATGAGCTGTCGCATCTGTGATTTCATATCCTTGGTATCTTCAACGTCCGTTTCTTCTTCCTTGAAGTAGTTGGCGAGTTTGCCGAGATTAGCCGAGATGTTGAAATAAGGGCCATCAAGTACATCGGTCATTGGCACTATCTGAGATTCTACTATGCGACTGAGTGAGCGATTGGTGACGAATGCAACAGACTGATCGAGCTGTGTGATGCTTGCCGGATTGGAGCAGACTTCCCGGCTGATAGGACGGATGCTGCTGTAGGTTCCGGTTGAAGACACATCAAGTGCCCAGATACCATCTGTGGAAAACGCCATGAGAGGGTACTGACCAAACTGACCCTGAGAGAGGGCACGCGTGGTGGAGGCTATGCCCTGGATGGTTCCGATGCCTACGGTATTGATGGCATTGAGTGGGAAATGGAAAGGGTTGTCGGCCTCAGACGTGTAGAGTTTGTTGCTTAAATCAACTACATCATCTGCAGTATACGAATATGTGCCAAGAATGAACTCTTCTATCCTGCGGTTGAAATCGCCCATGTGCATGGACCCATTGATTTCGTTGCATGGCGTTAGTGGAAATGAGAAGACGTAAGGGATGGAATCTTCCATTCTCGTAGCATAAATAATCATCTGCGTGGCTCTGGAATCAGGATAGAACTTGACCAGATTGGCGAGCATATAGGCATCTACATTCTTTCCGCTGTCATCATTGACCTCGACATGCTTTGTTCCGGACGAGGTGTTGATAACTGTGACTATTTTATCAATGCGATAATGATTCTGAGTGTATGAATTGGTGGAATCAGAATTTAACAGTGACGAATACGGAAACATGACCTTGCGGTTGAAGCCGGAGAAGAGAACTTCCTTGACTCCATACAGATTGAGGCGATGATTGTAGACATAGCTGCCTGATGCTAGGAGGCTGTTGTGGGTTTTGTAATCGTCTTTCATCTGTTCCTGCAAAGAGACTTCGTATATAGCTTGCTTATCGACCGGGAGAGCTATTTCATTACATTCTCTGAGTTCTTCAAGATTCAACGAGCATACCTTGTAGAAGGCTGATGTGTTGGCTAACTTATTGTGATATACATCATCTGAAATGGTAGGGAAATTGACTCTGACACATCCTACTTTTTCCTGATCATTGGCGTAGGTATAGCTATCAACCCTACCTACACCTAAGCCATAATTAGGTTTATAGATGGCGAGAGACGTGATTTTCTCTGCCGTATCAATATTGGTGATAGGTGGAGTGATGAAGACATCAACGGACTTGATGACATCTTTCCACAACCTAAGCTGGTCTGTGTCTCCACTCAGACTATAAAGAAGGGAGACATTGCGAGGATAATAATAGAATGCAGCCTTATTGATTGTGATTTCGAAAGGCTGATAATCTCCATCGGGGCGAGAGAATTTTACCGTGTCCTTGACATTGATCTTGCCCTTGAAAACGTCTCCTACTACATCTGAATTATTGAACGTAAGATTGGCACTGGCTACGGCATAGGAATTAGGAACCTGCACAGGCATGAATACCGGAGCTGAATGCATAATCATGGAGCCATCAAACATGCGATAACAATAGCGGACGAAGAAATTGGCATAGAACCGACCATTGCGAGCAATCACATTGTTGGTGCGATTGACAAGGGCATAAATGCTCTGGGTTATGTCGGACTGCTTTTCTTCCTTGATACTGGCGCATATTTCGCCCAGGCTAAAACTATCATTGGCTACGACACTGAAAATTTCAGCACAAGAGAAGTTGGTCTGCTGAAAACAATCCCAGAAGCCATTGCTGCTGCTCTTGCTATCAATGCCACCAAGGTCATAATCACCAGCATGGTTGGCCGCATCAATAGAAAAGCCTATATGCAAGAATGGTGGCTTTTGTCCCAACCATTGGTAAAAACCGTAGCCGGAACTATCGGGGTAGAAAATGGCATAATGGATGCCATCGGTGGCGGTGATGATGAGAGTGTTGCCTACTGAATTGACTGAGAGAATGGAAACACCGGAAGAAAAGGTATAGATGCTGTTCATGTAGGAACCATCTGAATCGAACCAATAGAGGGTTGAAACTCTAGATTCTGTGCGAATACCAATGAGGTGCTTATAACTGCCTGTTTCGTGGATATAGAGGAGTGTGGCGATGCTGGCAGAATTACCTATATATAGCGCTGAGGCTAGACTGGTGCCAGCGACAATGGCAGGGCGTAAGGCACCATCATGCAGCTCTAAATTGCCACAGAGGGATAGCGCACCGTTTTCTACTGCCATTTCATCGGGTGTGAGGCTGAGACCTTTGTATCTGATTGATTGTTGCATCTTTCTTAATGTTTAATGTGTTGTGCTTAATGTTTAATTATCGGCAATGGAAGGCATCTGTGCGAGAGATAACGGCTAGAGCCGTATGGTATTTCTCGCCAATGCGTATGGTGGACTGACGAGCATCTACAACCAAATCTATCTCCTTTGCACCTTCAGGCTTGCCAACGATGCCATGAAGGAGATTCCGGACAGTAGAAACGCTGCTACCATGGAGCTGCCCTTTGCGCCCATGGAGCTTGATGCCTTCTGGCATGGCGTTCGCCTTGATGAGGTAAGGCTGTGAGTGGATTTCGACAAAGGCAATCTTATCTCCTTGAGATAGTTCTAACAGTCGACAAGGAAGGGCACGGAGGGTTATCCTTCCATCTACAGCAATCGTGAGACCACGCCTTTGCTGGCGTGGTCGGTTGAGCATTATAACTTCATCATTCATTTTTTCCATAATCTGTAGGTTTGTGGAGCCAGAAACGGAAGTAGTCGTTTTCGGCATCCTGGTTACGTACTTTTACATATTCCCTGGTAACGTAGAAATGCTTCTTGCGAAGGGTAGGGTTGAGGTTGTAATCATTCAACATCATTGCTGGCTCTACCCTGCCATCAAATGTGATCTCGTACCAGTAGCGATGAAGGAAGAACCATGGACGAAGCCGGACTTCCTGAATGGTGGTGTAGTTGCTTTTGTCTACCCGGCAAGGAACGATGCTCCAGGAGCCATCTTGCCAACGCTCCACTTTGCGCTCTGAGCCATCGGGGAGCTTTTCGGTCTTGTCAGTGACCCAGGACTTCTGAATCTTAACGAGGAGGCAGACATCGGCAGTGAAGACCTTAGCCATCTTTCGGTGGCAGAGCATTACGTATCGTCCTTTCTTATCGGGGAGAAGGCTACGCTGCTTGCCGGGACGATTGATAACGCAGACGGTGGAAAGGAACTTCTTGCGGGCCATGGTAAGAAAGTCGGGGAGTTTTGCCTTGGCGTGCATACGGTCGAGAACCTTCTGGACCTTCTTGAAATTCTTGTCGGCTTGGGTCTCATGCAGGGTGATAGGGTCCTGAGATTCTTGGGTCTGCTGCTCACGTATCTTCTTGACATGTTCACGAACTTGCTTCCTGGAAGGAACTTCGAGAAGGTGACCAGTCTTCTTGTCGAGTTTATAATTTGACTTTTGCTGTTTCATTTGATTGTGCTTTAGATGTTACCTCTGTTGATGCAGATGATTTCGAAATGATGATTGTCGCAAATATCGCAGCCGTTGGGCATACGGTGGTTGAAGGAGCAAGGTATGTGCTCCTTGAACAAATCGCAGTTAAGGCAATGCTCTGGGACTTCTTCATGCTCCAAGTTGCCTTCAACATGTGGGGTGGAGGATGCCTTGTTAGGAACTGCCCGGACTATGCGACCGAAGAGATCATAGAACTCTCCCGGCATGACGCTGGTTGCTTCTCTGAGGGAAGGGAGAGTGTAACCCATCTGGCGGATGAACCAGAGACGGAGATAAATGATGAAACGTTTCAACTTTTTCATATATGATTGATGTTATATATATTAATAATGTGGGGCTAAGATACGAGAAATGTGCGGAAGAGAAGTGATAACTTGCGCAACTTAGCTTGTTGAGAACCAAATTGCGCAAGAATTGTCAGTGATTACTCGGTTTTACCGTCCTTCTCTTTCTGCTTGTTATCAGTGGAAGGCTCATGCTCGAAGACATCAAAAATCTTGGTCTCGCTGAGACTCTTCAACTCATAGTCAATCATGGTCTTGCCCATAACCTCGTCTACATAACGCTTGGCACGTTCGATGCACTTGGCTTGGATGAGGTAGTTGACATAGGTACGCTTCTCCTTATCCTTCTTTTCATCAATGGTGATGAAAGCCAAACGAGCCTTGAACCAAAGATCATCGTCATCAATATCAGAGAAGAAAATCTCGTTGTAGTTGGCTGGGTTGATGTTGGCAACCTTAAACTCGCCTGAGACATAGACGGACATGTTATCTATGATGCTAGCTTCTGCCTCGGTGAAGGAGAGGGCATCAACAACATTCAGTTCGTTTACCAGTTTCTCGCTACCATCCTCCAGGGTCTTCTCATAGCGTACCTTGCACTCAAACCAGGTGCTTGTGCGAGAACGGAGGGAAGAACCGTTACCTGTGCCAACGAAGGACTCCTTTGGCTGGTTCTGAGACTTGTCTTGTGTCTTAGCCTCTTCCTGAGGCTTGTTTTCTTTCTTGTTCATAATCTTAAGAATTTAATTTGTTATTAATAATTTTGTCTACCTCTTCCTGAGATAGTTGTTTTCCGTCTTTGCCAAGATATTTCTTGCACATGAAATACATTGTGCCAGGAGGGTCGGGATGGCGGTAGTGGTCATTCAACTCTATATTGGCAAGCTGCTCATCCGAGGAATTAAAGATAGAATGAGCCTGATGTGCTCTTGGCATACGTTCCATGACGTGGTACTGGATGATGTAGCCATCTTTCTTTATCTGCTCGTCTTTGAGACGTATGAGCATCTTATCCAGCTTGGCTTCTGTCTCCTTGATGGTCTTGAAGAGAGAGTTGACCAGCTCCTTGTCGGGCTGTGGCTTCTTCTTCTCTTGGAAATATTGGATGGTTGAGGCTCTAAGTTCTGCTACCAGAAGGAAGAATGTGCCATTGTCGTTCTGAGGGACATCATTTCCGTCTGCCTTCATGATGATGCCATCGACACGCTTTTCAAGTTCGATGGACTGGCGAAGCATCTTCTTATCGCGGTGTGCCCAATATTCCTTTTCTGTGGTTCGCATAGCTGAAACCAGCTTGCGAAAGGATAATACTGATTCTTCACTCATATCTTATTTGATACCTAAAGTTTGTTTGACTTTACTGATGCGTTCCTGCTCCTTGGGGAGGAGGTTACCTTTTTCGTCTATCCGGCAGAGGAGGCTGAGATTTGGCTTGATGGTTATCCACTTATGAAGACCATCATGCTCTCGCTTTATCTGTCGAAGCTGGGCTTCTTGCAGTCTTTCACTCAAATGCTGCTCATGGCGAAGCTTACTGATTTCGTTCTGTATTCTGTCCATTGGCTAATTCTTCTGAAGGGGTTGTATCTAATATTGAATCCCATTGATCATAACCCACAATATCTAATGCTCTTATAACATCACACACTTTTACAAAGGTATAATCATTCTTATATTTCATATTGTTAATATTGTGAAAATTAAAAGCACAAGCTTGTAGATATTCTTTGAAACGCTTCTTTTCTTCCACAGAGAGGTATGATGTACGAGAGAGAATTTTATTTTCTAATCCCTTTAATGCTACCTCATTTTGTGCTCTATATTTATCTACGCTTGCATAGAATGAAACTGAATTTTCACTAAAATTATTAGAATACTTTTCTATCAGCTTTAAAAACTTATCTTGCTGCAAATTGAAATCTCTAAGTTCGACCTTGATCATTGATAGAAGTTCTTCGATATTTTGTAAACGAGATATTTTTCTCTTAACAGTATCTGAAGCAGAAGATAACACCTCTAGAGATTTTTCTAGATTTGCATCATTTTTCTTGATAGCCTCTCTGTATGAGATAAGTTCATCACGCTGCTCTTGAATAATTCGACTTAAACGCTTGTTCCTGTCATCAAAGCGAACTTTGAAGTTCTTGTCTCTTAACGTGCAAGAGACGATGCCTAGCGTGA